GCTCTTCTTCGTCGTTGCGGTCTCATATGCCGTCTTCCTTATGTCGAACGTTTTGTTATAGACGAATCGGCAGCACCCAAACGTCGCTTGTAACAAGGCTTGTTGCGTCTTGTTTGGATATATGCGATATTTGAATACTTTATGCATGGATGCAAGTTAAATTTATTTTACGTTTATTGCAAGTGGTAGTGTAAAATAATATGTAATTTCCTTAGAAAATAAATATGTCAACCAATTTGCCGATAACCGACTCCATAGCCTCCGACTCCGACTGTTTCTTGTTTAAGCCACGTTGGCAAAAGACAAGAAACGGACCTACAAGACCATGCGGAATCTCTATACGTGTAAACGGAGAGTCACCCGACAAGAACGGCAGAAGCTCGTCTAAAACACTCGGAATAATCTCTGCAACACGACCGCGTGACGGCGGCAGAACCTCAAGGTCATCCTCACGAAGCAAACGACGAATCAAATTACCCGCTTCATTGCGAATCATGGTATACAGATAAGGATAAGCTGTCATCTTCGAGTCAAAGCGATCATGACGCTCTATAATAGTAGCAAGAGCCTGCGAACGCAAGTCATCAAACATGCGGTAATACTTACCAAAATGAGTATTCAAAACAATGCTGATGACCTTATTAATCTCAGCAAGCTCCGCCTCCGTAGTCTCATCCGTAGGATGCATGTAAAAAGAAAGCAACAGCCGCTTATCTATAACAACACGAGCCGACGAAACACTAACCTCAGCAGCAGAATCTAAATCTACAATATCCACACGATCACTCATAACAAAAACCTACACCTTTCGAGAACCCGCAGTCCGCTCCATTAAAGATCTAAGCAAAATCTCCGTCCCAATCTCAGAACCCAAAGCCTGCTGGGCTAACGGAGAAAAGAAAAAGCTAAACAACGTCTGACCCAAACCCGCACGCTGGAACTTAGACTCCAAAGAATCATCCTGAGCACTGCCGAAAATATTGCGAATAAGAAGCCCTACAGACATCTTTATATCCGCAGTGGAATAAACCAACAGCTTCGGTAAAACAGACGAAGGATCGGCACCCTTTGCGAAGCAGGAACGCACGAACTCCCGGAACAAGAAGTAGGAGCTGTCAAGAGCACGTTCGCCCGCAAGCTCGTAAAACTGAAGCAACTGAAGGGCATCCCGCATGTGACCCTGAGACTTCATAGCCAAGATTCGAAGCTGATCATCCGTAATAGAGATACCCCGGTCGTTAGCTATAAACCGAACGCGATCCGCAATCAAAGACAAAGGAATAACCGAAATGTCAATATTTACACAACGAGACTTTAAAGTTGGCTGGATATCCTCCGTGCCACAAAAGAGAAAGATCGTATTAGGAACTCCCTCCTCGACAACCTTCAATAAAGCGTCACTCGCACTCCTGCTGCAGTTATGAACCACAAATCCCCGGCCTGCAATATAAGAATGAGTATCTGCTACCTCCAAGTCGTATACCCAACCATTATCATAAGGATATTTATTCTCGCTAGACAAACAGCCAGATTTAACAGATGAGTACTTCGGAGGGTCAAAAATCTCAATACTCTCGACAACCCCATCGAATAAAAAACCGCCGAAGTATTCCGGGACTCGCTTGGAAATTGCTGGAATAGACCTAACACCATCACCAGCCTCAAAAGTGTTACCTAACTTATATTGAAACTCCTTGCAAAGGAAAGGAGCAACAAGTGCTAAAAACTTCCTAGCAGACTCAACATGACTAGAAACTAAGTAAGGCTTACCACATCTCTTATCAACCCTAATATAAAAATCAAGACCCCAACGATCAGATAACCACTTAACTAAAAGTTCATTTTCCTCATAAGTAAAGCTATGAGTAGACAGTTGAACCCCATGCAAGCAGGTTACCTGTTTATTACGCAAACGACGAAAATGATAAGAACCACCATCCATAAACCAAGCAGCTAACCCTATCTCGTCGACATGAGACAACCACTCCATATTTACGTGACGTTTCCCATCAGAACCACAACAAACTCTCGCCATCTCGGTAAATAAAGGATGACTCAACGAATTCATAACAGAAACTGAATCAACATAAGCACCCGGCGAGCTAACAAACTCCCGCAAGGCCCCAGCTAAGCACCCAAGTATACGATGCTTCTCACGTAACCAAAAAAGCTGAACATGTCCATGAGTGCACTTCAAACGATAATTGTAATTTACATCACCAGAAGAAAAGTACATATCACCCAAAAGACTCCCATAAAGGAACGACTTTGTTGAATCGGAAATGATATACTCAGTACGCTTATTAAGCTCTGCCTGAATAAAACGATCCCCGCACACACTAAAAAAAGATGACAACGAATCTCCTAAATGTAAGTCCGAAGCACAAACATACTCACCATCCGAACGTAAAAAGCGATGATCTAAAGTACAAACTATTACCCGCGAGCCAGAACCAATCTTTTTAAGACCAGAAGCGCCCCGTACCTTAATACGACATAACTGCTTAAGAGGATTCTTAAACCAACCCATAACACGAGAAACACAAAGACCTCCCTCAGCGTTAACCGAAAGAACCTTCACAGGTAGCCGATTATTAACAATCTTGTGAATCGGCTGACGGTAAATACTGCCGTCATCTGATACACACACTACAGGTGTATTATAGTACAAGCAACTCTGAACTTCGTCAAGACAGACAACCCTACGACCATTAGGAACAATAGACAAGCGCTCCTTCAGAGCACGAATACCCTCGACGTTACCTATGACTGTACCATCAAGCTCCCAATACGTAGAGGAATTAACCGACGAAGCCTCCAGACAACCATCACACGTATTACAAACATCGTCAGTCTGCTTGAAAGTATCACAGTTCAAAGCTCTAGCAAAAATACGGGCAGTCGTAGTTTTACCGGAGCCAAACGCACCCTTCATAAAAATAGCACGTGCGGCGATACCGTCCGCATGGGCAATACGCTTCAAGGTGGTAACCGCCAAAGGCTGGCCCACAACGTCCGCAAAAGTCTTGGGACGATAAAGATTCGCTAAAGTAGTAGTACTATTTCCCCCAGCCATAAAAATCACTGTTCAAAGAAACACCCATATCCGAGAGGACAGACTTAATCTTAAGGACCCACCCTGCAAGATCATAACCTCCATATGTAACAGGAGCATGTGGTGCAAAATACTGATCAGTACAGTAAATCCTCTTACAAACCCCAGAAGCAATCAAGCTCATAACAAACATAGAAGATACAACAGGCGCCGCAAACAAACTATTAACATGAGGAGCGAAAATCCGATTCACAACTCCCATACCAATCTTGAACTTAAGATTCACGTCTACATGGAAAACTCGAGAATTAATAGCATGTAAAGCAGCATGCCACGGACGAGTATCTCCTAAACGAGACAGAACCGGAGAAAACTTCAACTGGATAGACTCTACAGGAGAAAGACTCTTAGCGTACTTAAGCTCCGTAGAACGCAAAGGATGCAGCAAGGGATGATACAAGAACCACACCTGCTTAGCACCCGAACGCACTTGGTCGATGTTATACAACGGATAAACGAAGCCTAAGCGCTCCAAACCCCTAAGCCACGCCCGGACCGTACTCCACGCATAAGGACTACCACATCGCTCCAGAATAGACTCGAAGTCCTGACGAGTCATAGCATAACCCGTGAACCCATTGATGATCTCGCAAAAGCGAGTATACACCACACTGTCGCTACTTACAAACCGTCCCATAATAACTCAACCATTTGAAGTTTAAATCCGACCAGTAAGCAGGACCTTCAAGGGAGCACCCCAACGAAAAAGAGGAAGTAATATAAGAGTCCCAAGCCACGCCATATCTTTGAACCCACAAAGTGAACGAACCTACAATATCTGAACACGCACGACAAAACGGATCGTTGTGAACCCAATTCTCGAAAAACTGAGCCGTAGCTCCTTCCTCAGCTAAAAACACAAAGAACAAAGCCAAATCCTTGAAGGTAGTACCCATAACTCAAAGCCATATTAAATTACCTGTAGAACTATATCTACACCACAAAGATAGAAAAGTTAATTTAATAATCCAAATAAAAGGTAAAAACCTTACTCACCTATGCAGCGAAATAACTTCTCTACATGGAACGGCTTAGGACCACCACCCGAGTACATGTTATTAAACTTGATCTGCTGCCAAACCGTATCCCATGTACCGTAATCCGGCTTCGTATACTCCGACAAAAACACAGAACACTCATTGTCCTTAACCTGTGAAACACACCAACGATAGAACGCAGGATGATCGAACTTATTAATAGAACCTGCACTAGACTTATAAGCACTCGTATTGGCATAAGGCGGATCAAGGTACAACAATGACCCACGCGGAATATCCATATCACGATAATCCCCGGCAGTCAGCTTAACACCCCGCATGCCGTTATGATACTGCGCCGTGAACTGCTTGAAAATAGAAGCGCGATTCCGATCCTGATACATCTTACCCGCATAACCCTGAAAAAACGTAGCCTTAAACGAACAGCAGAAACCAACGTAGGCCACAAGCCACTTCGGAAACTCCTCCTTATGACCACGAATGTAGATATACTCCTCCTTAGATACCTCCGTGGGGAAAGTATCCTCCGGAAAGCACCACTCACAAGTGCGCTCATCAAAATAGACCTTCGACTGAAGATACGAAAACATCTCCGGCAGAAGATCATTGTAGTCATTACCCCAGCGCAAAGGATGGTCGATCATAGAAATCATATTGCCACCACCCATAAAACACTCAATGTACCACTGAGAATCCGAAACCAAATGCGACTTTAGAATAGGACCAAGCTCCGAAACCAAAGCCGCCTTAGACCCCATGTAAACCATAAAAGAAACCTAACTGTTAAACGCGAACGCCAAATCTGCCAGAAACTGCTGCGTCGTATCCTTATAAGGCAAATTCGGTGTCAAAACATGGACACGCTTACCATGACGCATATAAAAATTCAAAACGTTGCCCCCGGCACGCAAACCCGTATTAAACCCATGCTTATCCATGTCATTATCCGCAAAATAATAAAGCTCGTCGAACAACGACAAGACAATACGGGTAGCCTTCGAATTGCCACCAAGAGAAGTAAACCCAAGAACGTTGAAGGTCGGGTAGCACAACTTAGCAGACAAATAATCAGAAACACCCTCCGTAATAATGACACGACGGTCCGACAAGTTCAACAAGGATAAACCTACCAAACCAAAGTAGTCAACGGAAGTATTTTTGCCACGACCCCCAACGTCTCGGGTATACCAAAAGGAAATACGATCCCCCGATGCACACGGCAGATGCTCCAAAACATCTACAGCCAAAACGTCCGTAATGAAGCTCTCACGAACCTCAACACCACCACGAATACCGCCCCACAACTCCAGCAACTTTAACCACTGGTAATTTTTGTGACGAAACCCCGGAGGTAGACATATATGACTCACCGGAAGATTCATAGAACACCACTACTCCGAAACCGACTCCGAAGCAACGGTCGGTGTAGACTCCGCAGCCTGATCCGAAACCGGAACCAAACTGTAAAAACCACCCCACTTACTCTTAATGATATAAGCAGGTGATACCAGTCGCCCGACCTTGTTCTTCAAGACACGCAAATTGCGAATCTCAATATCCAGCTTCGTACAAAGCTCCTCCGTGGACACTTGATCCCCAACCGGAACCGACGTAAGCGTAGACCAAAAAGCTCGCTGCTGGCCCGTCATATCAACGGAAAAACCCGGACGAACCTCAACACTCTCACGAGAAACACTTCTTCCCATTACTCAAACTAAAACTTTTTCTTTTATAAAATCAACAAAATTGCGAGCGTATTCGTCAAAACCCACGTAAGGGCAATAAGGAATGACCAACTCGCCAAACTGATCCGAGTCATTGCCACTGAATACGCCAGTCAATGAGTAGTTATCCGTAACACTCCGTGTAAAACGTATCGTCCCATAAACACCGAAATCAGCAAAACCAAAACTCCGGGTTACGGACTTACCCCGCAACAAAGAATGGGAACAAATACACAGATCAGCAATAAGCCACTTCAAGCTGCACTCAAACTCACTCACAACTTCTTCAATAATAACTTTGCCAAACAACTCGTGCAGAAGTTATAAGGCTTACCCGAACCTATATCATAAACGGCATTCGAGGAACCACAGCCACTACAAGCAGCATAATCCCTAACCCTAACCGTTGTAACGCAGTCAATAAACGTATCTCTATAAAGTTTATTGGGATGTACTCGCTTAGGACGCAAAACAGCACGAAGATAGTACCACGGATTGCAACGGACCGGAAGCACGAAGACACCCTTCGAACCTCCCGAAGCACCCCCAACAACCGGGGCAGATAACGGCCCCGACTTCAAAAGACGAGGATAATACTTGTCACCCTCAAGGACCATGACAGAACCATCGTACTCCGGCAAAACGAAATCCCAAACCTCCAATGGCAAATCCGACCGGAACGTGAAAACATTCATGTCTGTCAACTCAATACCGGAATCAAGACTCCCATCTGAGAAGCCCATAATCGTAAAAGACTGTAGTATCGAATTCGCAGACGCAATCGCAGCATTAACCACATCTGTAGAAAGCAATGTCCTAAACTCAAGGTCTACTAACTGACTCCCACTAACGTCCCAATGACTATCCGCATAAGACTGACCATACATAGAGTGAATCTTCGATACACGAATAAAGGACGCAGCCGAAACCTCAGAATGCTGCATTAATGCCGAGGCCAAAATATGCGCTGTATGACGCGGATTTAAAACTGTGGCGTAACCATACCTCTTTATCCTGAAACGAAGCGTTTGGACCGTTTCTGGCTTAACAACGGCAAGAATATCCTTCGAAGTGACCGAAGATAGCAACTGACGGTTAAATGGACGCAAGGAGGCAGCCTTCCCAACACACCCCGTACAACCCCCTGAAATCTTCTCATAGCATGTAAGGCGATCTACTGCATTAGTACGAAGGCAACGACTCATAGGAAGCGCCGAAAGCCCCGACTGGATGTTACGTCCCTGCAACTTACAAACCTCTGAAAAAGGAGAGGACACCGCCGACAGAATGGAAACATAGGAATCAATATCCGGCATCTCAAAGAAAGATGCAGCATCGGCGGAAATAACCGAACGGATATCATCCATAAAAGACGAAGTAGTCAAAGCGCGCATGTTGTACAGGAAATGCCCGGAAGACAAAACCGACTGCAAGGACGAAGTCATCTTACGACCCAAGCTCACAAAAACCTGCTCCAGCAACGTACTGTAACGATAGCCGTTAACCTGAATGCGCGTATCAAGCTCCGCAGCAAACTTGTCAAACCAATACCGTGGAACCCACTCACCATCCTCATAACTAATGCGAGCGGCGGACTTAGCCGTATACTCCATAGGCGTCAAAGGATACTGAACCAAAGGCGTACAACGATACCGAATAGGTAGCTTACCCCCGCGGGAAGCAGCGTAGTCCTTCCAGCGCTTAGTGAAGTCATACAACCACTGCCAATCAGCACCCTCCTCAAGGCCGCAAAGGACAATACCAACCTTGATGTCCAAGCAACCCCTATGAACCATGAAACGCATATAAGAATCCAGCGCCTCCTCGGACAGCCCCTTATTATAATACCCATTACGAATACGAGGACTAATACCCTCAATAGGAGCAGTGCCGCGGCGGAACCCAAGCTGAAAAAGCAGCTCCATAGCATCCTCATCACGGCCAAGCTCCTCCATGCGCATATTGCTGAAGGAAACAGTAGGAAAGACATCCTGAACCCTAGCAACCGTGCCTTTCCAATCCGTAAGGTAATTCAAGTTATAAGACGCAAGCTTAACCGTATCCGCTCCCGACGATATCTTAGCTGCCCGGGCCATACGAACAATATCATCCTGCGACTCCTCATGCAAGCCCCCCGCAATGTGACCCTCGGCACAAAAGGTACAGTTACCCGTAAAGCCACAACCCTCCGCAGCAGAGACCATAGCCAGCCCCGCGTTGCCACCCGAACCACGAAGATAACCCCGAGAAGCACCAAGAAGCCCCGACGGCTTCTCCTGACCCGTATTAAAAACAACCGACGAAGGGACGGAAGATGACGACGGCGTAACCGATACTACACGACAACCATCAAAGACAATATCATAAGCCTGCGGCATATAGCAATGACGATCACCACGCTCCCAAAGAAGGTAAGGAACACGCCCTATACGAATCGGATTCTTGTACTTCTTATTCAACATGAGCTGCAACAGACGAGTCTGGGACCAAACCTGACCAAGATGCATGAAATCCAGATAGCTCTTGCGACCATCGCCTAAGTCTCCAAACAGAATGTCGGAGTAGACCACAGAAGCACCGCCTGCATAGATGACCGGAAGCTCGTCGATATTATACTTACGCCGCTCCGACCACGAAAGCGGAATAGGCTTATCGCAGCGCGAAAAAGACTGAAGCATCCACGGAACTACCGGAATCTCGTACAAGCACGAAATACTAAAGCCTACAATGTCAAAGTGAGAAGCGTCCAGATGGGATGACACACCAATAGCGTAAGGCATACTCTCCTTGTCATACCACCGAATGTCATCCCGGCAAGGCAGAAAAGCAAAGTCAATGAAGACACCCGGACACGAACTGCGAACAAAGTCCAACAGAACCGTAGGTGTCATCGAATTATCCTTGTCGAACGACGAAGACGGAAACACAATGAGCCACTTGACATCCGAAGACTTAAAATCATCAGACGTCATAAGACCAGCATCCCGGTTGTAAAACTCGCAACCGTTATGCAGGACCTTATAATAAGACTCTATAAACCGCTTCGAACGTGTCATCATGCACCAACCCTACGACTCATCCTGCGAAGCCAAAGAAACCTCAAAGTTGAAAACCAAAAAATCAACCCGCACAGCCCAGCAAGACACCCGAAGCCCAAACGCAAGGCCATACCAGTCCGCACCCAACTCGACAGACAAACGCCGCCAATCAAATACTAAGTAGGCGAACTTATGGTGACTAACAACTCCGCCCCGTAAGAAAGCAGAACGCGAAAACCGCTTCAGAAAAGAACAATTCATCACTTCGGCAATTTATGAAACGACCACACAGGACCAAGCATTGAGAACCCCGTACCATCATTAAGAGCGTAACCAAAATCGAACATCGTATTTATCTGCGACTGCGTAGGCTCTTTGTAGCAATGATGGGCACGATACTCGTTATCAAGCTGAACAGAAATCCAACCCAACTTCCTAGCATAATCCTCCGGAGAGCCAATACAATCACCGAACTGCTGCTCTGCAATACTCCCATGCATAGAAACAATACTTGAAATAACAGCCCAGTCCGGATCGTCCGACACACGAAGACGAACAACACGGCCAGTCGGATCAACCCAGAACTCGCTATCGATGCGCCGCTTAGCAACATCTGCAAAGAAGGCATCACGTTTACTCGTCACCATAAATCGGAAAGTTACCAAGAGTGAAACCCAAAGACTGAAGCGAAGCAACGACTTGGTCTACAATAACCATACGGTTAGGAAGACCACCGCGACATGATGCACAAAGGTCTTGCAACACAGACACAACCTTCGAAACCAACCACAACGACGTCGGAGACTGGAACTCCAAAGTGCGAGACATGTCAGGAGCAGACCCCTGATACGCAAACGACACAAAATCTACAAGCAAAGAATGAACAGGAACCTCACGCATATCGCGCGACGGAAACGTAGACAATGCTGTATGAACCTCAAGGCAACATGATACAGAAGCACCGTCGTAGAAGACACGAAAGCAGCCGTCACTCCCGTACGAATGGCCAGCCGAGGAAGACGCCTCCAGCACCTCATAAACATCTGCAAATGACAAACACTTACTCATTACCAAAGCATATTAAGTTGCACAATCAACGTACTTCATGCTACAAATATAAGTATAATTAATTTAATAAACAAATTAATGCAATAAAAAAGGTGGAGCCGAAACTCCACCTCTCACTTAAAAATTATACCAACCTATTTCTGATCCGGAGCAGGAATATAAGACTCCGGGGAAATTTCAATAGACGGATACTGCTTCTTGACCTCCGACACAATCTTATCGACAAAGCCCTTCAGGTCAAGATCACCCGAGTACCACGTAGGAAGCTCCTGATACTTATTTGCGTAAGCAATAGCAGCACGAGCACGACGAAGACTATTCAAAGGAAAGTGACCCTTACCGTCATTCACATCCGAAGAATCCGCAGGGAAGACGAAATCCGAACGCTTCTCGGAATCCGACGCCTTATCATGAATGTTCGTCCACGCATGCTGCTTGAATGAGAACAACGGAATATCAGTATCGGCATTAGCAATGACCATAATCTCCTTGCGACCATCCTTCAGAACATGCATGTCATTCTTCAGCATAATGTCTGCAACACGACGCTGATTCGCAAGAGACGAATCAGACTCCAAAGAAGCTACAAGACTAGCAGCATCCTCGACAGAATCCGAAACAGCAGCCATATCCAGCTCAATAGCGTCAATGTCATACAAGGCAACAGGAGCACCCGACTCGAACGATACTACAACTGTATCCGGATCAACATCCAGACGACCGAGAACCACACCTGCATCGCCGCTATGGCCATAAGGATCGGTAGTCAAGAAGTCTTTAATATAAACTTTAGTCTGAGGAACAACACGTGCAGCAAAGTCAACATCATCCGACGTCTTCGAAAGACCCTTGTCAACGTGATCACCCACCATAGCAACGTCACGACCAATAAGGTCATAGAAAACGTAGTCGGCGCTGTCCTTCTTCAAGTCGTAACTACCAACAGACTTGCCGTTAACACAAACATCCACATCATCTGCTCCCTTGCGCACCAGCTCAACAGGTGTAAGCTCGCCCATGTAATTAATAAACGACTTGGCCTTCTGGAGCTCGGAATTAGACTGCAGCTTAGCCCAAGCATTCTGGAACGACACCAAAGCCGACGCAGGAGCAAAGACACGAACCTTAGCCTTCGATGCCGACTTGTCAATCTCGCCTCCCGCAAGCTTCGAATCACGGACCGGGCGAGCCTTTGCGACAGGCTTGCCAATGCGAGAACCATCGATCTGACGAACCGGAGCACCACCCTTGCGATTCTTAATGTCAACATGAACCGAGTCAGAAACACGACCCTCCTTCGGAAGACTAGCCTCCAAGAGATGCACAGTACCCTCATAAGAAGACGCCATGATGCTAACAGCCTTCGCAACTCGAGAAATACGATCAAGAGTGAACTTCGAAGGATTCTTGTAATAGAAGTCATTGTATTCAGTCGCAGTATCCTTAGCCTCCGAGTATAACCTAGTCTGAACTAAAACATAGTCAACCTTAATATCCTGCATGAAGCTATCCTCCGGCATAGAAAGCAGCGGCTCATACTCATCAACAGCCCCAATGCCTTCAAGACCCGAAGACAGATCAAGATGGACCGTATCCCCCGAAGCCTCCGGATCGTCCCACTTGTAGCTAACCCACAAAGTACGATCATCAAGAGACGGCGTGACACCATTAGCCGAGAAGATACTCTCGACTTCAGCGTAAGTAATATCACCCTCCTTAGCAATGCCAATCAAGTCCTCCGTAGGGTCCTCCAAACTGTCGGCGACCTTCTTCAACGAAACAATGTCTCCGTAAACATGAGAAGCCTTAGCGTCGATACCGTAATCAAAGCCCTTGCGCTCGCCATCCTTCCAGCGAATCTCAACGGCAATCTTATCCTCCTTGCCAGACTTATACGCCTTCAGATCAACAACCGCACCATCGAGACCCTTGATGTCCAAAGACATACCCTTGACCTCCGACTTCTTGCCAGTGCTCTTATAAGCATTGCGAACCAAGTCCAAAGCCTTGTCGATCTTAGCAACCTCCGAAGCCTTCGAGTCCCTAACCGGGCGGGCCTTGTCAACAGGCTTACCAACACGCTCGCCCGAAAGCTGGCGAACAGCGGAACCGCCCTTCGAGTTCTTGAAATTCACAGAGACAGAGTCGCTGATCTGAGCAGCAGGCAAAATCTTCTTAAGACCCTCATAAGTGTCCTTGTAGCTGTCCCGAGCCTCAGAGAAGAACAGAACGGTACGCACAACCTTGCGAAGCAATTCATGAGAAGGAGCCTTATAAATAAACTCATGATCCTCACGATGATCTGAAGTATATACCTGAACAACCAAATCTTTAACCGCAAGCTTCGCGTAAACCTCATCATCCGACAAGCTATCGTAAAAATCGGAGGCTACAATATCATCCCCATTGGCAATGCCCAGAATGCCAGCCGCCAATGACAGATTAACTTCAGTAGCGGAATCCGACGGATCGACCCACTTCTCAGAAACCCACAAAAGACCATCCTCCAAACTGTAATCAGTATTGAAAGACGAAATGATATCGGCAGCGTCATCGAAAGACATGTCGCCATCATGAACCAAGTAAACCTCTGTCGAAGCAGGAACTGCTGCAGAATCCGCAGCCTTATCAGAAGCTGCAGACAGCTCATCAATGTGAGTAGATAACGGAGTAGACTCAGACGACACAGGTATCTTATTGCCCTGAAGTTTACCCGCATTCTCAAAGAGAATGGAACTAAGACCCTCGACCTGATCCAAAGCATTCAGAAAGTCATCCCGATTCAACGAATAGAAATTATCATCCTCGAAAGAATACTCCAAAGTAGAGTCAGACGTGTCAACGCGACCCGCCTCAATAGACGCAGAAAGCATAGATAAAGCTTTCGAAATATCCTCCGAAACAGAAGAAACATCCTGCAAGAATGCTGCCGCATAGAGCACGGCCATTCCCTTGAAACTATGAGCCAAAAGGTTCTCAGACGCATCAGAATCATACTGATAAAGGTACTCCAGTACCGCTAACTGCTGATCAGAACCCAACTCGTTAAACCACGCAGCATAAGCAGGAGCAGATTCCAACGCTGGAACAACAACCACATCTTCGGCCCGAGCAAAGTCACGAACCTTAGCCTTCGAAACCGCCTTGCCGATCTTCTGACCCTTGACGGCCTTGTCACAAGCATCCGAAACCTTCAGGTCCTCGAGCTTGTCAACGTCCTCACCCGCGTGCTTCTGAAGCGCGTCGATGAACTTGCGGAAGCGATTGAGCTTCTCACCAGCCTCCGAACCCGAAATGCCGAGGAAACGCGCTAAGTCACCCATCTCCTGCTCCGAAAGATGCCGCTTGCTAGAACCCTCAACAACCAAAGCATTGCCGTCCAAGTAAACATCTACATATGCAAAAGGAGCGTCCGGCTTCTCCCCAGCATAAATACGATAACCGTCACGTCGCGGCATAACCGTAACGAAAGACTCCAGACCCGCCTTACTCAAAGAACCCTCAAGGTACTCCTTAAGACGCTCATTCGAATCCTGAACCCATGACGTGCTGTCCGCAACCATGTGTTCCCAAAAACCTTTTCCCATAATGAACTAGCTAAGAAAAAATGAAAAATGAATTACTCATCGCAAGTCCGACGACGGCGCTTAGCCGGAAACTGACCCGGAACATGAGAGCCAATGTCAGACATCATGGTTACACCCGCACTATAAGGTGCAGGCGCATCAATACTATCATCGACATCCTCCGCAGCTGAGTACCGAGCATCATCATCCGGCGTAGCCCCATACTTCTTCTCGTAGGACTCAACATAATACTCATTATCCGAATCCAGAAGATCGTAATCGAAAAGAATATCGGCAACCGTAGGCTCCGCCATAACACCCGCGTAAGAAATGTCCTCAACGACCGACATCTCACCTGACGGCAGAACCTCGACAAGGAAGACAGCCCCACCATAAGGCGAGGACTGCGCCCCCGCATAAACCGGAACCCCCGCTGAGTTCAACTCAATATCCTCGTAGTTGCCACTAGGAACCGAAAGAATATAATTCATCGACCCCCACTTACCCTTCCGAGGAAAGCCAAACGTCTCCGTAAACTGAGAAGCCATCTTATCCGAATCGTAGCTCGAAGCATCCGCATCCGTGATGACACTACTCGAAATTATATCTGTAAAACTCATGAGTGTAAATTTTATGCAAATATAAGAAAGTTAATTTAAAGGCACAACTACTTCGAGACCTCTTTCTGCCGCACTGCCGTAACCGCAGATTTATCATCCTTGAAGACACTGAGTGTGAAAGAACGATCCCCGGATACGTTCGCAACGAAAGCCTGCTCAATATTTTTATTGGGAATGTAACCCCAATGAACCGACAAATCACCAGACACAGGATTCGGAATGATATGAGCCAAAAAGTCGTCGCCTGCGTAGGCGTCCGTCAAAGGCTTGTCAAGGAACTTAGACTGCAACTCTGCAAGGTCCTTCTCCTCCTTCGCCTTAGCGTCAGCACGCCTATCCGCATCGTCAATATCCTCCCACGCACCGCGCTTGTACTCTTTAAGCTTCTTATAAGAATCCCAATCAACAGCAGCGAAGATAGGCATCTTGAAAGTATAATCCTCCATAGACGACGGAGTGACATCCGTAGCACTCAAAATGTAGAAGCCCTCCTGAAGATTACATTTGCCATACGCAATCTGCGTCAGCGCAGCAGACAAAGCAGCTCGGTCGCCATGACGAAGCTTCTTGTCAAGCGTCTCAAAGAACTGGAAGATATCCGACCCCTTCAGCCCAGTAGAGCCATACAGCAAATCCGTAAGTAACCCCTTGCCCGCTTCCTTAAAAGCATTCTTAATAGCACCACCTACAGCACCCAGAATGCCTTTAGAATCACCGTCGGCATCAAAAACAGAATGGGCCGAAGAATCTTCGACACGGCACAAATCCCTATAATCGCTATCCCTAAGCATAACTACTACTTACTCTTAGAAGCGCGACGCAAACGCCGATACTCCGAAACTACCTTGCCAACCATAATCTTATCCGAACCATCACGCGAAGCAACGGCACTAACCGCATCCGCCCACAACGTAGGATTCATATATGGATAGGCAACCAACTTCAAGTCTGAAGCCTTGTACGGCTTAGTGAAATCGTAGGAGGCAGACTCCTTATGCGTAGAAGCAGAACGCGACGGCGAAGGAAGCGTAGAAGCATGCGCCTTCGTAGCTGCATCCAACGACTCCTGATCTGCATCTACCTCCGGATCGGGTTCCGAATACTGAGACTTCAATAACGTGATGAAAGAATCCGAATCCCCAGCATCGCCCGAAAGTGGCTCTACAAGCCACGCATTAGGCGTCTCCTGTAATAACCGATACTTAATGCCTCCAAACGTGACGAAAGACCCCTCAGACGCAGCGTCCTGAACTCCGGAAAGCTCATCCGAAGACAGCAGCACCAATGAGACCGAATCAGATACCTTACAAAGGCTATAAAGACCCGGACCTGAAAAACCCGACGGACGAAGCGACGAAAGACCACGACGCCGACACTCCGAAACACTCATGCCTGAAAGAAGCTCTGTAATCACGCCTAAATGAATTTATAGGATATATAATTGCACAATGCCGAAAATTAAAATCCCGGCCCCATGAAAGGACCGGGAAGTAGAAGCAAACAACACTCCACAATGACTACGCCATAAGCACAGAGCGTACGCAGTAAGTACAATCGCCCAAGTCTACAACAAGGCTACTAGAAGCACAGCTATACTTGGTGACATCCGAAGCCTTCGACAGAACACCAAGCAAAACTGGAATCGACACGATGATAGTCCCCGACGGACTCGTGCCCTCTTTGTACTGGAACTTGTAAGTCGCATCCGAACCGTCCTTCTTGTGAGCCACGACCGTAAAGTCGCTAGTGGCGAAGGAAACCTTAATAGTGTCCGTGAAGTAATCCAAAGACCCAATAACCGTCAACAACTGACAGAAAGGAGTGTCATCAATGCGAATCGAGGTATCATACGAGAACGAATTGCGGAACAAAGGACTCATGAACCTAGAAACAGCTTCCCCCGAAGTGTAGGCAAATCGAAGATAGCAGCTATCACCGAACTTCAAAGAAGCATGGTCGTCCGCAAAGAAACCCGAAACAGACGTGCCGTCGAACTCAGCAAGCGTGGCAATACAGTCAACCAAATACCGGGAGATGATGCAGTCATGATTACCAAAGAATGACTTCATGCGCCCCAGAATTGAGCCGATGTTCAAATATGACATCCCACCCTGACAGATCAAATGGCGCTCCGACGTCCGCTCCGAAAAAGCAAGCAGCGACGTAAAGGAACGAAGGTGAGTTCTAATGTAAGATCCATCAAGCTGATCCGTCATCTTGTCGTAGGCAAACTTGTACATACCCTCGTCGAACGGCTGCGTAGCTACAAAGACAAGGTTCCCCGAGAAATGAGCGTACAGCCCCGCAGGCTGATCCCCGAAGGAACTCTTCTGCTCGACGAGAACCAAGTGAGCCATGACATTCCCGAACAATGCCTTCAGGGTTGAAATGGGAATGGCAAAAGGTGACAACGTCTTACCCGACGAGTTCGGAATGCGAAAAACAAACTGGTAGGCAGCATTGTCATACTTGACCGTGATGAGCTTCTCATTGGCTGAAATCAGGACGTTCTTGCCTGACAAAGCCGCTGCCAACTTTGAAAGGCAATCCAGAACACGAAGCATAGGAGTAGCCTGAAGCTTCGAAAACGAAATGTAATGGTCATAAGGAAGACCCGACGAAGCCTCTGCAATGCCCGCAAGCTCCGAAGCGGAAACATCATCAAGACCTAACGTGCTAAGAGGGGACATGGCATCCGACGCCACAGCCCCCTCTAACTTAAAATCATTAATATTAGACATATGGAAATGTTAAAAGTTTATGAACTAACGCGCCGAAGACTGAAGACTCTCCGCTACGACACCCTCGCAGTACAAAACGACGTCCTCGTCCGCAACCGACGAAAGAGCATCTATAAACGTGAGATCATCAGAACCACAGCTCGCCTGAAGCGTCTCTAGAAGCTTGTCATAATCAACATCCTCCGACGGCGCAACGGAACCATCCGTCTTAACAGCAAAGATGCTGTCGAAAGAACGAGCCGGAACCTCGACCATGCGGTGAGAAATAGACCCATTCGAAACCTCAACATAGACCCCCTTAGGAGGACGCTCCGACGTCTCAACACGGCGATTCCGAAACAAGCTGCCCGGACGAACAACCGTAACCGAGTCCGACAACTCCAAGTCCGCATACTCAATATGGTCATGCCCCAGCAGAACCAACGTAGGACTCGATGGAGAAGCAATGTCCGAAAGCGGAACCGTGAACCGACCGTCCTTCTGGTTGAGGAAACCGTGATAAATGAAAATCTGAGGACTCGAACTCGTCTGCAAAGGTAGAACATTAGTGACAGTACAATCCTCAAACTCAACATCCCGGTCATCAATCAGCGCAATGACACGGGACGAAGCAAGTGTATACAGGGCACACTTAGGATTATTCTCTGCAGCACGGTAAAGCTGATCGTGATTGCCCCAGACACCTAATGGCATACGGCGGCAACCACGAAGGACCTCGATGACCATGTTAATAGCCTCCAGAGGAACCGTAGGCTTATCGAAGATGTCACCACCAAGAAGCAACGTAGCATCATGCTCATTGACGAAGTCGACACACCACCGAAGCTTAGAACAAACATCCTCCAAAGGATTACCCGTGCGGACCGGACACGTGGTGGTTATATGCAAGTCCGTAATGAAAAGAAAGCGACTCATTCGACACCGAAAAGCTCCAAAAGAACACTAAGATCATCCCCGGAGAAAGGACCAACGAAGATACGCTGAGCCTCTCCAGACTGAAAAACCGTACAGCGAGTACCCCGGAATACAACAGCAAGCGCATCCTCAATATCATAAGAGCGAAAGGTAAACACATAGGTATCCGACATCATATGCTCGATAGTAAATGTCCCACCAATCTCCGAAATCAGGTACTTAGCAAGACAAATACACTTATCAAAGTTGTCAGACCCCTTCAAAGAATCCAACAGTAAACCACGAGTGACTTCCATAACAATAAACTACATAAACCGTAAACGTACTACCTGACAACGCGCTCCCGAATGACACGAAGGCGGTAAACGCCATCCAGAGCAAAACCACGAGCCTCAAGCTCCGAAAACAACTCCTCCGACGAGATGCCCTCGAACAAAGGGTTAAAGCCGCGCGTATCACTCAAATCAGAGCACACACCCGACTCAATACACACATCCACTGAAGACACGCGGTCGGAACTCCCCGGAACGGCATCCGCCGCAAGGGGGGGGGGATAACCTACGAAGGCGACGCGGAAGCTTAGACTCCGACGTAGGAACACCATTGCGGGCCACAACCTTAGCCGCCGGAACCTCAACCGACATAGCCTTCTTCAACTCCGCACTGGAAGCACACAACTTCGCAGACGAAGCAGCAGAACGTGACGAGTCAGTAGCCGACTTACGACACTCCTTACAGTAGTAGTCTACACGACCAGAAGACGAAGTGAACTCAGAAAGCGGCAGGATAGAATGACACTTAGAGCAACGCTGAAAACCATGAGCGCGCAGAACCGAATTCGACGCAGGTTTACCCGCCGGAACTACGCCGCCAAGAACCTCCGCGTCCGAAGCCGAAACAACATGATAATCCGAACGCCGAATATTAGTAGAACCATCCTCCACAGTAGAAGGCGTAGAAACATCCGACTTACTAGCACCCTCCTCCTTAGCAGCAGCCTTAGCAGCCTTGCGACGAGCTGCACGAGCCTTAGCGGCAATACTCTGGCAAGAGCGACACCAACACTGAAGGCCGTCCTTATTCGCAGAACTACGCGAAAACAAAGACAAAGGCTTCGAAACACCACACTTAGGGCAGAACTTCATAGGAATATCCGTAGCAGCGCTCGTGTACCCAGCAGCTAAACCCAAACCCATAGTCATCATACTACTCATACTGATTGCATATTAAAAGTTAACCAAATGGCAGGACGCTAACGCTGCGAAAAGTCAACGACAACCGTCGTGAAGTCATCAACGACAACCTCCATATGCGAAAAACGAAGGAAGCGGCGTCCTCCCGACGTATTATCAGAGTACCCCGAAACCGTCTTCAAGTTAGACGGAGAAGTCCCGATAGCATAACGCCCATGACGGCGAGAATCCTTCAGAAAGTCCTTAACACGCATTGTCTCAATCATAATCCACAAAATTAAAATTCAACACTAAAAATGAAAGCCTGCGGAGAGAAAAAGAACTCCCCGCAGGAATATAGCTACTCCGCCAGATAAGCAATAGCCCGCAACTTCGGAAGACGAACCTCCGCACGAGAAGCAAGCTCCCGGAGATCATCAAGATTGTAATCCGAGTAAATAGTACGCTTATAGTAGCCCAGAACCTGACGCGCAGAAGCACCAGACTCAATAGCCGATAAATCCGAAATAGCACGCTCGTACTTCCGAATAGCAGACCCAATCAAGCTAAGACGACAGAAATAAAACTCACCGTCTGCCGTGCACGCTACATAACTCCTAGAACTCGTGCGGGTCGAAACCACATTACCCGACTCGTCATATACCGTGTAAACGAACTGCGAACCCGAAATCACCTTCTTCAAAGCATACTTTGCCATAACCAAATCCATACTAAGTAGCTGTAGAACTATCTCTACACCACAAAGATAAGAAAGTTAATTTAATTATGCAAATAAATATTGAAGGAAAGTTAGAAAAAAACTACAAATAGCTGTTCGGCGAAGCATTGGACCACGAACGACTCATCTCCTCAGCAAGTGCCTTCTGACGAGACTCGAAAGCTGTCGCATCCACCATATAAACTCTACCATCGCTACCCAGACGAAAATAAAGATTACGAGCGCAATTAACCTCTAACTGCAGGTAAGGACCAGAATCTCCAGTAGCACCCCCAAAGTTAATGCCCGCAACAATAGCACGACGATAGGCACCCTCATCGTACCCACAGACAACCTCAAGGGAACCCGAATTGGCAACACGACAATCCGCAGAAACCCAACCCGAAGATAAAGCAGAATACCCAATATCCTGAATGCACTGCACAATATAAGTAGCATTGCCGTATAAAGCCGACAAAGAACCCGTCAAATAAAGAAGGTGCATACTATCAAAGTAAATAGTACCCGCCAGCATCAGCAACGCAGTGTCCTCTCTACACGAAACCTGAACACGATACTCGCCAACAGAAGGACCCTGACCCGATAACTCCAAGTCAACCATATCCTTATGACGCTCAATGCAAGCAATCCTGTAGGTGCTGAAGCCTAGAGTCGTGGTGAGACCATAAAGGTAATCCCCAACCTGCAACTCGAAAATCTTAACCTTAGTGTTCATAAGCTAAGCCTCCTCCGGATCAACGATGTCGCCCGTCCCACGGACAGCAACACCAAGCTCGAAAATACAGACCGACGTACCATCACGGCGACATGAACCACAGCACCCGCCGATCAGATCCCTAGCCTGTGCACAAAGGCACGGATTATCCGCAAATGCACAACTAGGGCAATGGGCATAGGAATATGCCGTCTTGCCAGGACACGGCGTAGGAATAGGACTCACCAAGTCGACCAAAGCAACAACCTTATAAACACGGTCGTAAAACTGAAACTCACCACCTGCAGGTACAAACCCGCTATAACCACAATCTCCCATAAACTACTACAACTATAGAATGTATTTACCAACAAAGGAAACATCAGGACGCATAGGTTGCAACTCGTAACGGGTCTTCAACAACTGCAACTCAGGGCACGTATCCTCGACGAAAAACTCCCAATTATTAGGAGAAACCTCAACCTCCGTGCAAGGCAACGATATGCAATCGTAAGGCTTAAAGCCATCGGCATAAGAAGACGCAGGTAAGTAACAACGCTGCGTATAAGCCTCCGGAAGAACAACCCCGTCATGCATGACATGAAAACCACCGCCAGACCAACAGAAACCCGTACCATCCGTAATCTCAGAACTCCCGAACTCACGGCGACGCGAAGAACACTTCGTATAACCCTCGATAGTATAAACGCGATCATGCGGAGATTCCTTAAAGAAGCAGCTACGGCGGATATTCTGAAACTTCCCGTCAGCGAACTCAACCCACTCGTCGTCCGTAAACCGCAACGGTGAAAGCGGCTGAAACTGCGCCAACCGCTGAAACATATTCAAAATAATAGGAGCTGAATTATTACTATGACCCTGTGACACAAACACAGCTAAAAGCTCGATGACATCATTATACAACATACCATCCATACCATCCGACGCCGAAGTATAACCCAAAGCCTTAAGCTCACCGAAGGCATACTTCATAAGACCACTGTCGGCAATAATACCCGGCAGCAAATCCTTATTAACCAAACAATCCATAATAAAATCCTACTTTAAACGATGGGCCTCCCCATCACGTATCTCATAGCACCTATCACACATGTCAAGCGTCAAGCGAGCATCATGCGAAACAAGCAAAATCTCAAAACCAAAGTCACGGCAGATGGTCCGAACAAAGTCGATAAACCGAGGATAATGAGCCGCCGAAACCTGAACCCAAGCCTCGTCCATAAATAAAACACGGCGCGACTTGTGCTTCATGATCAAGTAAAGCGTGAACACAAAGCTCACAACGACCATTAAACCACCACTTTGCGCGGTCGTCAAATCGCTCTTTTTACCGTCACCGTAATCCAGCAGAAACTTGCTGGCATCCGAATCATAGACAACCTTAGCGTCCAGACCGAAGATAGAACGAACCGCAAGCGTAGCAAGGCGCTCGCACTGTGTAAGCGAAGACTTCGTAAGAAGCTCCTTAGCAGAACCCATAGCGTCACGGCAGCGCTCAAGCAACGAAGACTCCGAAAGGACCTCATCCAACTGGCGCTCGTAGCTGAGAACACGCTCGTCGGCATCCTCAAGACGACGGCATAATGAAGTATAGGACTCCGTAAATCTAGTATACAAATCCAAATTCATAATCAAAACAATCGCTGCTGTCTACTATGGAAAGTAAAGCGGTTCTTAGCGTCCTCGTAATGGATAGGATCAAGCTCACATCCAACGAAGGAAAGACCAGCATTCAGGCACGCAATGGCCGAAGAACCACTACCCATATGGGTATCCAGAACACGCATGCCCGGCTTAACATAACGCGAAAGAAACCACTCGTACAACTTAACAGGCTTCTGCGTAGGATGAATCCGAACCTCATCTGCACCAACAGAACCACGGTAAGGAATACGCGCAATCTTCAAAGGACCACCGAAGCTCGTCCACGCAAGCTCACCCTGACCAAAGCTCAAGCTGTCCGGAATACTCTTATCCCACACAACCCATGACATAATACCCGGCAAGTAAGACGTAAAATAATTAGCACCCCAGATAATCTGGTGACGCGAAACACGGAACAACTCCGAAAAGTAAGAACCATCCGGAATACTGTCATCCCATGAACCCATGTAAATCTTAGACGAAAGACCTCCCAAGTCACGCTTAGAAACATGAATCCCATACGGCGGATCGACAATAGCAACGTCGAAGGACTTATCCGGCAAAGACCGCATATAATCCATACAATCCGTACAGCGAAGCTCGACTCCAGAGCCTATGTATGTATCACCTAAAGAAGCCATAGACTAAGCAAGAGCATCATCATCATCATCGAAGTCCGGAAGCGAACCAGAACCCGAAGGACCCCAAGAAACAACAGGACCTGAAGCCGAAGCAGCAACACCCGACGAGCCAGAACCCGACGGGGCAGCAAGCGACGGCGACGAAGGGGCCGAAGCCGGAGAAACACCCCGAAGCGCATCGTACTTAGAAAGCCACGAAGACATCTCTGACTCCGCGGCCGAAAGCAAGGACTCCGAAGACGCAATCTCACGATCCAAAGCTGCAAGGTCACTACGAAGCTGTGACTCAGACGGTACCGTAGCGTAACCTAAACTACTACTTAATGACGAAATCTGAGACTCCAAAACGCCCAACTTCGTCTGGGCCGCAGATAAGCTCGAAGCGACCTCAGACCTGCGACGCTGTATATCTTCCAACGATAAAGCCATGAAATAAATAAATGATTAAAACTAAAACCAAACGATAAACGTAAAATAAATTAACAACAAGACGAACCCAAAGGGGAACCACACAAGGGACAAACACTACTATCAAGCAAACCCTCCAAACGCGAAATCTCTGAAGCATACGACGAACGGCTCGTAAGAAGCGACAGCAAAGACGACAAACGCTCACGGCGCGAAACAAGCGAAGCACGGCGCGACGCAAGACTCTCCAACCCGGAAAGGTACGAAGCACACTCCGACAAAACGGAAAGACCCGACGACATAGAACCGCAGCGCGTAACCATCTCTACTAAAGACACAAGCGACGTCATGCGCGAACGCAAGGACGAACACGACGAAACCAAAGACGAATGCTTATCAAGAACACCCAAGCAAGGCTCCAGAACATCCGAAATTTGGCCCGAAAGAAGCGATCTGTCTGCGTATAATGTCAAAAGCGATACTACCTCCCGGCGGCGTGACAAAAAAGAGACGTAGGCGTCCAAAACCGACGACAGCCGGGAATACCCTGCAACAACAGAAGACGCATGAACATAATCCGTCGTACACAGCCCTAAAAGCTGGAGAAGCGACGACCTGCGAGTGCGCAACGACATAAGGCTACTATAAGCATCCGTAACCCGTGCGTAAAGAGAGGAACCAAACGCCTGAAGCGAACCATACAACTCCCTACTACGCTTTGCCGAATCCAAAAGCTTACCCAAACTCGTAGAAGCACCGCGGCAGCGGTCACGACGAACACCAAGGCCACGCCAGCAAACACTCCAATCCGATAAACCCGAACCCGAACCAAGAAGCTCACCGATACGACGCTGGCTGAAACCCATAAGCAACGGAGGCGTGAACTGCTCCCAGAAGCTAAGCGAAAGCCTATCGCTACCCGCCTCCAGAAAGCCGAAGTTCAGAAAGCCCAAGACATCCGACGGAACCTCGCGCCGTGTCTTATCATAAGTAACGTCCCCAAGCTGGTAAACAGCACCACCCTTCTCCGTCTTCGTGACTCGAAGAACACGAGCGTCATCACCAAACCGAACCGAGACACTACAACCCGGAGAACCCCACCGGACGCAACCCGAGGTAAACCTATTCATACAAGCAGCAACAACGCCGCGGAACGTACTACTCTTACCAGCACAGCTCTCACCACGAAGCACCGTCAAGCCCTCAACACGGACACGAACGTCACGCGCAGCAAGGTAATCCTTAACAACTATATCCATCCTACAAGATAAACACTAAAAAAAAAACAAAGCCCTGAACTAAACGTGAACCCCAGAGCAAAACGCGAAGGCGTCAACCCTCCGTGTAAACGTCACCAATCAAAGTCGTAGGAACAACGTAACCAGAAGATATTAAACCACGGTAATCTACAAAGTAGCTATGGCAGACATCATACACCAAATAAGGAGGAAGACAGCCAACCTCCGCACAACCCACAAAGAAGCAGAGCGTATCATGGTCCCACGAAGCCGTGTAAACATTATCCGACCCATGACGCCTGAAGGTAACATAATCAGAACCTAAGGCAAAATCATAGGCGTCCGGATAAGACATCCTTATAAGATCACGCAACACAGGAAAACCACGATCCGTAAACAACCACCACAAAGGCCGCAAAACAGGACGGACGCCGTCCATACTACAGCTACCCGGACGAACATCCCGAAAGCGGAAGACAGAACCCGTAGTGCAATCCTGAACCTTAAGACCACAACCTATGTAGCCCCAAAGGTAGCTATCGATACTAGGAACTTGAACCATAAACTAATCTAGATTAAACGCAGTAACTAAATCAAAGCACACACAATGACCCCCACGCTCTAGTGCATCAACAAGATCATGAAGGCCCGAAGACAAGGCAGGACTATCCGCGAAGGTCAACCAGAGCCGACCCGAAGGAACAAGGTGACCCTCGAAATCATAGCCCGAGCTATACTCTAGAAAAAGCTGGTGAGTGCCATGAACCCAAAAACGGGTAAGCATAAACGAACCGTACGTCTGTGGCGGTGTGTAACCCATATCGCTGCTCGACGAAAAACCTATAAACAAAGGATAACCATGCATAATAAAACCAAATTAATTAAAAGCATTAACGTAAACCAACACAACGCATAAACAATGCCACAAAAATACGGATATAGAATTGCACCCTCTACTAGAACAAAAAACAACCACCAACAGCCAACGACGAAGGACGCAACCAAAACCACACGGCCCCACGCACCCCGGAACCCAACACAACCCCCTAAACCCGCACACAACCCATAGCGCCCAAACCCCCAGAAACCACAACGAAGGCCGAGGAAAACCCCGGCCTGTCATCGTAATAAAATAGTAAGTCCCTACATATACGTAGACGCAGAATCAAACATGTTATTTAGACTCTACTAGCTCGAAATTCACAAACGGAACGTCCAAACCATAATCGAAAGAGAAGTTCTCGAACTTGCGAAAAAGAGAGAAAAAGGACATAGTCATAACCTGACCCTCATAATAGTCCGCAGGATACAAGCGTTGCATCTCCTCCTCGGAAAGCTGATCATAAACATAAGGGAGCTCGCGTAAACGCATATCGCACTCGTTAAGATGAGCAGCACCCGCGGCTGTCAAGGTGACTGAAATGATGTCACACAACTCCATGACTACAAGTTTGAAATGGAACCTTCTGATGATAAAAGCTCACCCGTCTCCGGGTCCAAGTCCGACGGATTAACGGCAGGATCAACATAGACCGGAATGCCCGGACTCGTGCCCACCTCCGAAGCGCCGTTAGTCCGTAGATACTCATATAACCGCTTAAGGGTGGTATGCTCCATAGCGTAAAGCTTCTTGACACCAAAGAACTTCTCGCCCCACGGAAGTGAATAGCTTGCACCCGACTTCCGTATAACACCCGAAGCCACAGCTTCGTCAATGGTGGCGTAGCGCTTGCTAACTCCCTGACCGAAAATGAGCTTGACCTTCTTCTGACGGAAAGGCTTGCTGAACTTGTTCTTGGTAGCCTCCATGAACAACTCAACACCGTAAACCTCTTCGGTGTCACCCTCCTTCTCCTTGAGCTTGAAACCAACAGAAAGCTTGATAATAGCATCCGGAACATGGAGTGCTGCATATCCGCCATCCTGACGGTCCTTCGGGGCGTAGGGGTTAGGAATACCCATCTGGAGGTTAGCGCGGGCGTGAAAGAGCCATAAGGACGCAATGTCGGTATCCGCAAACCAGTTCTTAATACGGGGAAGCAAAAAGGATGCCTGCAGTGCCTTAATACCCGGACGACAATCCTTGACCGTTAAGGTCTTATCCGCATAAGCCTCCAACTCCGACATACTATCAAAGACGGCAAAGGAAATACCAGCGTCCTGATCCGAAGATATAACCTTGCATACGTCCTCCAACTGAGCATAGTCACGGACCGTAAGGTGAATGAGAAGACCAGACTCCTTGTACTCCCATAAACCGAAAGACTGAAGCTGAAGGTCATTCCATGCGCGCTCCGTATCCACCAAGACGCACTTCAAACCCTGACGGCAGAAGCTACGAAGCGTCTGGGCCGCAATGGTGGACTTACCACAACCCGCAACACCCCACATAGCGTAGGAGCTACCACGAGCAATACCACCACCCAAGATGTCATTCAAGGTGTCGATACCCGTATCGACAAACGTAGTAGGACGGTCGATACCATACTCATTCAACACGTCCGCAAGGGAAGTCAACTCCGACTTCCCTGATTTCTCTGACTTTTTAGCCATAAAATAAAATAGTTAAATCGCAGGAATCCCTCCTGCCGGGAACAAAGGCGGAGAACTCCCTCCGCTGGGAATTATAAATCAGCGTAGAACACCCAATCGTCGTCATCACTACTGTCCGACTTCTGCAACCGTGCTATGCGACGGTCGACAGTAGCGTAGAACCGCGGGTTAGGTATCTTGTGACCGTCCGACGTGATGATAAAGTCTTTAAGACCCAAGTCAATGCCGACCGTAGTACTAGCTTCTACAGGCTGCGGCTTAGGTGCTTCTACGCCCGTTTCGACCACACACGAAGCGTAGTACTTGCCGTCGTTTTCTTGTGTAATCACAATGTGGCGTAAAATACCAACAAACGCACGGTCTTTCTTGTACTTAACTAATCCTATCTTAGAAAGCTTCAAACAACTAATGTCTTGCAGTACATCACTACGCTGACCCGAAAAACAACAAGACTTACGGCTGCGATGCTTCGTCTTAAACTTCGGATAACCCTTGTCAGACTTGAAGAAATTCTGATAGGCTTTATCCATATTATCGACGACTTGCTGGAGGCATGTCGCGGGTACGTCTTTAAGCCATTCGAATTCGTCTTTTAGTGTTGTTACTTTCTTTATGAGGTCGAATTTGCTAAGCCGTGTTTTGTCGGTCTCATATGCCGTCTTCCTGATGTCGAGCGTTTTGTTATAGACGAATCGGCAGCATCCAAACGTCGCCTCAAGCAAAGCCTGCTGGGCCTTGTTCGGATAGATGCGATATTTGAATGCTTTATGCATGACATCAAGTTAGATTTATTTTATATTTAGTGCAAGTGGTAGTGTAAAATAGTATATAGTTTCCTAGATATATAACTGACAGCATCCAAGAAGACACACACTAGGTCGTAGAACCAATGACCAAAACCATCATTGAAATAAAGCATAACTCTGTGTAAATCAATCGAATAGGTCCTTCTGGAGCCGTGGGCAAAGCTGGTAAGTCTTCTTGTAAGTACCAGCCAGTATATCCAAACCAATAGCAGCGAGGATAACTGCTGAAGCCTCGTCATGGTTCATAGCAATACTATAATGATCCAGCACCCACTGGACGATAAGCTTCTTGCCCTCCTCCTTGGAAATCTTCTTAGGCGGGACTTCTGGAATCTCGCCTTTCTTGGCCCGTTTCTTGGCCGTAGACGGACGGACCAAAGAGTTGATAGCTGTGGGCGGGATTAGATAGAAATCGGCTGTGGGGGGCGAAAATAGACCCGAAGGGGACCTGATCAAACCTGCAGTAGAATACTTCCGTAAATCCTGAAACTCCGTGTAAAGCATACACTGCAAAGGGAGCAGATACGGACCGGAGGGACTGCCCATACCCGGATATTCTATAAACACTGCGTCAACACTATCATCATACTCCACAAGCCACGAACGAACTACCTTCGCATGCCATGTAGCAGCCTGAAACGACTTATCAAAATGAAAGATATTACCTCCCTCTTTCAAGACCTTCGGAACCTCAATAGAAGTATACCCTACAACACCCAGATCACTATCCAGTAAACACACCCCAGACCGAGAAAAACTCGGATCAATACCCAATACTCTCATAGATGCAAAAATAAAAACCGGAAGCCTCCTAAGAGACCTCCGGCTGTCCAACAATCCACGGGGGTCTAGAAGCTAGAACCTCCGAAATCCTCCGGGAAGGCCTCACCCCCACCGAAGCTATTGCCTGCAAACGGGCCCATAGGCGGCGGAGTGATAGGCATGCCCGGAGCCAAACCCGGAGCATCCTGCGGAAGACCCGGAGCCTGAGCCTGCGGCGCAGTAGGAGCAGAAGCATATCCTGAAGCAGGATAAGAAGCCGCAGGAGGAACCGGAGCAGGGGCCGGAGCGGGATGAGGGACAGGAGCAGCAGCCTGCGCAGGGGGAGCCTGATACGTCTGCTGCGGAAGACCCGGAGCTGCCTGATAACCACCGTAAGCGGGGGGCGTAGGCGGAACCGTAGGCATAGGACCGAGCTGCTGCTGGGGCGGAGGCGTCGGAAGACCCGGAGCCTGAGAAACGCCACCAGCGAGGGACGAAAGGTAAGCACGATAGGCATCAGCAGTCTTACTCGTCACAGCATCAACCTGCGTGTAAAGACCCTGAATAACTTCAGGCTTAGCAGTAAGCAACTGAATGCGCTGACGAATAGCATCCGAATACTGAAGCGTAGCCGGAGTATAATCCACCGACGAAACGTCCTTGCCCTCCTGATTCGTGCGCTTCTCCTTCTGCAGCATAATAGCGTTAGCATTAGGATTGGCACGGCGAAGACCCAAGAAGCGGAAGTACTGCTTCTCCGTCATGCGGATATACTCAACCGTAATGTCGTCACTCGCAACCTGACCATACTGATCACAGTTGAGACGAGCAACCAAAAAGAAGTAGTAAAGCTGCGGCTCAAGCCGGAACTCAACCATAGACTGACTGTCAAGCTCAAGGTTACCAAAACCCCGAACGTAAACGATATTCTTGGCCAACGTGTTGTTGTCCAGAGGAATACAATAACCAGTGTACCCCACGGCAATGTCTACACGACTGATAGACACCGAAGATGCACTCTGCCCAAACTGAATAAACTGACCCATTTTCGAAGTAGATAATTATATGTTAATTAAAAAGGTTCGTAAAAAGTCCACCCCGAGAGCATCGCCGACTTCGAAAAGGACCTACACTCTCTCATAAGCCCTCAGAGTGGACATGACGTAAACGTAACTACCTGCGCCAATTATCAACGTATCTAGTGCGCTGGATTACCTCGAAGTCTGCACGTAGATCATTAAGGCGGCCCAAGTAAACCATGACCGTATTTAAGCGCTCCTTAAACAGCTTCGTAGCACCAGCATTGGAAACCGAATTCAAAACCTTCTGGATGGACGACAGCTCTACAAGCAACTTACTACGAAGGCGCGTGAGCAAATACTCCGACTCCAGAACAACGTCGTTCTTATCCGACCGGGACCGCGACGGATCACCAAGCTTATCCAACTCCGTGTCCAACTGAACGAACAAACTATTAATCATAGTATCCTGATCCGCAAACTTTTCCCGATAAGCCTTCAGAATCGCAACCGCGTCTACCTTAGCATCTACAACCTCCATAATCTCACTTAAAATACTGCCTACGCAACAAGTTCATATAAAACCACAACTGACACAAATCCCGAAACTTCGACGTGTAGAACTTATCCAACGTACGCATCGCCTCAATAGCTCCCGTAATAGACGGACGAAGACTACTCTCCAAGCGCATCTTAGCACGACGATAATAAGGAGAATCCGTGGAGTTGAGTAAACGTAATATGAACGTATCCATAGAAGCCGAAACATGACCTACAGACGTATTGCCGCACTCCTGAATAAACCGAGGAATGAACTTAACACTCCCATACAAGTCAAAGAGCTCCGTAAACTTAGACTCATCGTCCTCGAACGTAACCCCAGTGAAAATGAAAGCCAGACACTCATCTATGAAGTCAGAACCCTCCGTAGCCAAAGTCTTCAAAGTGCGCTTGCGGGAACCGAAGACTCGCTGAGCGAAAGCCAGAACCTCACGACGGATAACATCCTCGTCCCAGACCTCATCGAAAATCTGACGCGAAATGAAAACGCAATCCGCATAGTCGTAATCCAAGTACTCCCTATCCTGCTTAGACTTAATATCACGATAAGTGATAAACTCAGAACTCGACGTAGGATTCTTGGATACAGCGTAGGACGGAAAGAGAAACGGAAGAATCCGAAAGTAATCCGGCGAAGACAGCGATATGACCCTCACACCCGGCATAGCAAATAGATCAGAACCCTAAGCGACCAGAAAGCCGTAGCGCACATAAAACAAATGACAAACATAAGAAGCATATCCTTAACAACCGTATGGAGATCAGAGTCAACACTTGAAGACGAGTTAGCATTGTCTTCCTTATGCGACCAAAAAGCACGAAGTGAGCGCACCAAAGACTTAAGAAGCCCGGAAATCACCAAATCAATGGTGAAAGCAAAAGTCAAAGATGTGAGAAAACTGATGATAAAAGTAGAACCCGACATAAGTTAACCGCGATATAACGACAATGATAATAAAGCAACCTCCGTCTTAGAAGCACCAACCGCCAAAAGACGACTAGTATCCGGAAGCTCCAAGTGAGCAACCGTGCTGGAGAAAGAACGATCACTAAGCATAAAGTCCTTCTCGGAATGCTCGGAACGAATCTCAAGCGGAACCTTCACAACCTCCCGGAATCTACTGAGCAAAACCGGATCAACAATATCCAAAGAGCTGTAACAATCAATCTGAGGGTTCTCCTCCGTGAGCTTCAAAAGCATGGAAACCATCTGCTTGGAAAAGGTGCTGATGTCCCCAAGAACAATACGTGTACCCGGAACATAAGCCTCAACGAAGTCACGAAGCTCCGAAATATTATGAACGAAATTGACAAACTCCGACTTATCACGAACCAAAAGACGCATGGCTACTCCGCAGAACGAATAACATAAGCATTCGGAACCAAGATAGTGTTTAAACCAACACTACCATCGTGCTTAGAAAAGCGAATCTTCAATAACGGAATGTCACGCCAACTCCCATAACCGTAAACAACACCCGACGCAAGAGACTTAGAAGACCCAACCTCTGTGCCAATTGGAAACATCTTAACAGCATCCGCCATAAGCTTCTCAAAATTGGCTTGCTGTGCCACATACTGCTTCACAATACTCAAGGCACGCTTATACTCATAAGAAGAAATGAAACCCATACTACTTAGATGTAATGTCCCAAAACTCAACAAGTTCACAAGCTGCGTCAACCAAGCCTGCAACATTGGGATAAACATCGCAGCAAGCCTCAAACTCTGAAACACTATAAGAGTCATGACGCGGATCGACAACACCGAGATAAACCGCACCTATCTCCGTGGCCGGAGAAATGCAATTGCGAGCCACAACAATACCTCCCATAGCGTCATCATACACAACAGTAGTATTGTAAGGCCATGCACGGGAAGCAACACCAACATCGTCAATAAAGCACCCCGCAGTACAAACAGGAGACAGAACCAAACCGTTACCTGCGGCAGGCGAAGCGTAAAACTCCGTACCAGCCAAAGACGCTGAAGCAGGACCCTGAAGCGAAGAACCACAAAAGAGAGTGCCGCCTACAGTCTTAGTGGGATAGGAGGCTAAAGCATACCCAAGACGTACAATAAGATCGTAATCACGAATCAACTCCACAGAAGTATTACACGCCGCTTCCAAGTCAGTATAACCAACCGACTCAATGCGCCACGAAACTGCCAGCTCCTCTAAGATAGAATGACGAGCAAGGAGGGGCTTAATCTTAAGCCGCTCCTTGTCCGTAGCCGTCAAAAACAAAACTGAAGCCATATGCTACTCCTCCGGATTTGGGGTGTTAATAACACGGCGCTCGATAGCAGACGAATAGTCCAGATTCGGAACCGCAAAGAAAGCAGCACCATGTCCCGAAAGGAGGTCGAGCTCCGAAAGGACGAAAGCCTCGACCGTAGCCGGAACAGACGCAACGCCCCACTCCTTGCGGCCATGATGCGAGTAGATACAATGCTGAATGCGCTCCAGAAGCCCCTCCGAGAGGAACTCACCGTAAACCTCCTTCACATACTCCGCGGAGGAAACCGAATGCGGCTTCAAGCACAAGGTCTCGTCATACTCGAAGACCTCCGGCGTGTACTCCTTCGTCTTACCCCAGTCATGGTACAAAGCTGCAAGCGTGATGACGAACAAGTCCAACTGATAAGGGAACGTCTTACGAAGACCCCACAGCATGTAAAGAATCTCGAACGTATGCTGAGCAAGACCTCCCTCGTAAGCATGATGGAATTTAGCAGCAGCCGGATAAGCACAGTAAAGCTGATACAAAGCCGGAAGCTCCATGAAAAGCTTACGGACAACCTTTTGCCGCGCCGTGAGCGACTCAACAGGTGTCTCTGGAGCGGTAACCCAGTCAGCAAGAAGATGCGAAAGGCAAGCCTGAAACCGCTCGAACGTAGGGCACGGATGAACAAACGACGCCCAATGAGGATACTGCTCCTGAAGCTTAGCATCCTTCATGAAGTTACCGAGGTCGCCCGCGAACCGATCCTCCGAGAAAGATCGGAACCCAGCGCTGTTAGCCTCAGGAACACCGTCATAAAGCAGGATGACGTGATCCATCAAGGCATCCGTGTTCTCCCAAAAGAAGCACGAAATGGAAGTACCATGCTCGTCAACTATGACAAGCTGATTATAGTAGCGACCGTTCTTAGCTACGGCCTTTTTACAAGAAGTGACGAGGAAGGACTGAACATTTGAACTCATAACAAAAACATATTAATGAAACAATAAACGTACGCATCTATAACTCCTTGATCATTACTGGCGTCGTGCTATCCAAAGATGCTACGATAGCAAACTGATCTGAAAGCGGAAGCTGGTCGAAATCCCGAACAACGCTGAAATGACCGCCGATGACCGAACTGCAATCCTCGACGAACAACGACGGAGACCCCTGCAATCCTTCGTCACGAACACCCAGCGATAAGGTACTCGACACCAGCAGGACCGTACCCACTGGTAAGGACAACAAGCGTCTCCGCCAATCAGAAACAACGGAAGCGTAAACCCGCTCAAAAACCGGAAATAAAAAGCTTCGATTCATATCTGTAGTGTTAGTTTAATTTTCTAAGACAAAATTAATAAATTAAATTAACACTACCAAATCCTACGAGATCAATATTTCCCGTCTGCGACCTGAAAGGTCGTAAATCCTCGTGAACGATACATATCTACGACACGGTCACGATCCTCAAAGATAATCGTATTATGGGGGGCTACGCCATATGTCTTAGACACATAATCCAAATGTCGAGTCTTCAAATCCACGTCCGGGCAATGGTCCGCATCCGGGCGACAAAGATAGACTGCATCAGAACACCATAACCCAAAGCCTGATAGCCACTGAATGGTAGCCTCCTTGCAACGCTCAGGGCGCCCCGTAATGAAAATAGGTGTATAATGGTTATGCGGTAAAGACAGAGAAAGCAAAGAACGGATGACGCAAGCAACGTTCTCGATAAGAGGATCACCCTCAACCCCAGCATAAAAAGAGTCCCAGTCCTTATGCTCCCCAGAAATAAAATGAAGACGGTGATCACACGAAGCAATCGTACCGTCTATATCAATAATAAGAAAATACTGCATGACAACTCTACTCTAAACTTCGAAAATAAGCAACCCAGCAAGCAGACACATCCTTCCAAAAAACATGACCCTCCGGTGTAGAACGCCACGTGAAAGCAGTCGAAACCAAAGACTCAGCAAATATCGAAAAAGGCATGTTATAATTATGAGAAGCCAAATGCACAACTAAATCACACAATTCATCACGATTAGACGGCGCATTAAAAACAGACGGAGCTATATTAAACATAAACTTATCCATAACTCCCTCTGACTTCAAAAAGTCGCAAAAAGCATTAGCCAAAACAACCGCAGTCATAACTACCCTCCAATAGTATAGGAATCCGAACCTAGCTCATAGACATCAACCGCCTCGCCTAAACCGATTAAACCACGGTAGTCAACCTTGCACTTCGTAAGCACATCAAAGATACGAATCCACCCAGCGTCCGACATGCCCGTAGAACAATAAAACAAACCCGCATCGTCATACTGCAACGAAGGAGTATAATGCTGCAGATAATCCAACAGCACTGTAGGCTTGCCCTCATTAAACATCGGGTCTTGTATCTCCTTAAGGACGGACGAGAAAGGACGAAGCAACGGCTTAAAAAGCCCAAAAGGCGACGTCTGATTCAAAATGGAAACAGGAACGGTACAACCATCCAGGGCAAACCGAAGAACAGTATCCAGACCTACGTTGTGGACCCCGCCATCACGGGAAACGCACTTAAGCCCATAAGGGACATAGCACAAAACCTCATTCATCGCCGCTCCTCTTCTGGTTCATACTCCTTCGGAGGATAAGTAGACTGAAAATAGTCATACCACGCGTCTGCCACTGCGTCCCAGAAATGTATACCCTCCTTAGTAGAAGGCCACAAGATATGGAAGCTAGGCCACTCAGCAATATACCCATACCTCTGACCTGCGCATTCCTTAAAAAGCCAAGCCCGAAAAGCCTTAAGGCTGTCCGAAAAAGACTCAGCATTCGGATCACACGGAACATAATGATATTCAGCAACGTAAGCCATATAAGGCTTAAGCGCTCCCTTAGAAGAAAGCAAGTCAACGAACTCGGAAACAACCTGATCGCAATTCAACTCTTTCATGATACAAAACTATGGTAAAATAATCGTAGAACCATCTCTACACCACAAAGATAGAATAATTAATTTAAATATCAAAAAAAAGAGAAAAACTGCAAGAAATCAAAACTTTTCTAGTCTATCCAACATAGCGTCTGCCAAAGCAACACAACGAGCAGCAGTATAAGTAGCGCTAGGATCATCGTTAACCACCCCAGACTGTACATAGCCCTGCAAAGCCTGCGCAGCGTACACATGACGCCAGTACGTCCGATCTATCGGAATGGAAGCGGCAGGTACTGCTGAGGAAAGAGGAGCATCGCCTGCATGAGACGCGGCCCCGGAAGCAGACTCCTTCGAGGAACTAAGAGCTGAAGCCAGACAAACTATAAACTCACTCCACTCGCTAGGGGCATGACCCGTAGACGCCATCTCGGCAATGAACTTACGCAAATTAGTAAACGGCGCAAACTCCGAAGGCAACCCGATGTCCCCAGCGTCAGTAAAAACAACACCCTCGGGACCTTTAGGACCAGCAGGGCACTTAATGAAATCTACAGAATCATTATCCCGCATAAGTAGATCATCTTTATGCGCACGCCTATCTTTTAAGTAACAACCCTTAGCATCATAGACTTTGATATCCTCCACACCGTCAACATATACTAAAGCTACTATGGGATAATTGGCATCACGATCAAAACAAACAATCCTAGCGCAAGCACCTGCACACGTACACACAGGAGCACCAGCACAGGCAGCATCTAAATCAAACGGCCTCATACACTTCTTAAATATAAGGATCACTACCTAAATCGTAAACACTAACAGCAAGACCTTCGTCGATCAAACCGCGATAGTCAAACTTAAGCCGATGGAGAAGATCGAACTCTTCATAAGAAAGCTGATCAGAGAAGTAATCATAAAAATCCGAAAGACCATCCGAACTAACATACACTAACTGTTCTTGAGCATCAAAAACGTAAGAACTATAGTCAGGATGCCTTACCTTCGCAAGCTCCACCAGAGGAATAAAAGGCTTCCCCGCGTTATAATCCTTATCCCTAATCTCCTTGTACAGATCGGACATGGGACGTAACACCGGACGGTAATTAGCAAGACCAATACCATGCTTAGAAACAAAATCAAGGTCAATCCAGCAAACCGCTCCTGAAGGATGACTCCCGAAAAGCGGATTAGCCAAGTACCCCGCAATATCTGTATATGTTAACTCTCTACTCATAGTAGTCAACGTCGATTAATTTCAATCACACCAATATCAGGATCAACAACAGGCGGATTATAATCAATGGCTAAACCGTCAACTAAAATGTCGTAATCCTCAACCTCGTTCTGGACCGCCCAGTCATACAACTCCTTCGGTGTCACAACAATCTTGGTATTTAATATCAACACTATCAATCTGCTCAGCAGAAATAGCAATCTTATGTTTATCCTGAAATGCCCGAATGCGTTTGAATACCGACTCAGCTTCCTTCGCAGTAAGCATATCACTATAGTACAAGTAGGACCTGCAAAATAGCAAAGTCGCTAACTCCTTGCGCCGCTCAGCGGCCTTCTATTCGCGTGTCATAATGCTATACCTACTTTCTTGGCACTTTCGTTAACGTATAAGTCGGTCTCATTGATAAAATCACTACCAAAACCATATTCTCGAAACCAAGAAATATCAATTTCGTAGTCCTCGACGCCGCGCTCAACGGCCCATTCATATAACTCCTTCGGTGTCATAACAAAAAGTTTTTAATATCAGAATCGTAAATATTTCCTACAACCTCAATCTCCGAACCAAAATCATCCCACCAACCCAAAGCAGGAACCTCCTCCGCGCTCGCCATAGGCATAAACCTAAGACGATAAGGACTGTAAATGCTAAAGCTATGATGTAGTTCACTGAAACATACAACACGAATAGCCGGAGGTGTGCCCACATTAATACGAATGATGTCGCCAGCAAACAAATCGAAGCCATTAACAGAACGCCAATAACCCCCAACAGTAGCCGAGTCAACCTCCTCCGCAACAACCGTAATGAAACCGTCACCATTGTCCTCAAGCGTACTCTCGCTAGATGCATGGTAAATAAAGAACCGCCCCTGATTCTCTATCAAGTCATCAACGACCCACTGCTTATCACGAAGACGCTTGCCTCGAAACCTACATGCCGTAGAAGGAGTAATTTCCCTTGCCTCCTTCCGTAGCTGCTTTAATAATTTAATTTTCATAGTCACAAGTCGCAGAATATTCCGCAGTCATACGATTTAAGCTTACCACCAACAGCACGAGGATCAAGCTCATCTAGAAAAATCCGCTCACCATGCACTTTAACCAAGCGACAGCCAAGCCTGCGACTCTGCTCAGCGCGAGCAGCAAACACTTCCGGATGCATCCGACGAACCAAATTCCAATAAGTCGGACTAGAGGATTTAACACACCCTATACAATTAGCATTCGGATAACCCATAAAATAAACACGTGGCAATTTAATGCCAGCATCGTGCAAAATCGCAAAACAGTCACCTTTAGAGATACCTGCATCTATCAATACAGGTATTACATTACTACGCTCGTACTTAATGAATCGTTGATGGCGATTTACCTCGTCTTTAGTAAAGCCCAGCACATGGTAGTCGATTTCGTGTGTTCGCTCAAAGTGATACCGGGCCATTTTCTTTAGCATTAGAGTACATGGCGCCCCACCGACGCCAGACATGTATTTCTTACGATCAAATACCTCACATATAGACGCATTCGGGAATTCCGGATTGATAGCTTCGATTATCGACTGGCCTATCCACTGCTCCACATCCTTCTTGAAGCGAACGTTATCCTCGTCCTCTTCCTTAATCGGATTATTCACCACAAGGACTCGATAATCTTTCCCGTATTTATCTATCGTCATTTTAGCAGCTACTGCGCTTGCAGCTCCGCAACTAAACCACACTGCGATTGTCAACATACACCCCCTATTCAAGAATCTCCCGCCAGCCGAGAAACTCAAACAAATCCGGATACAAAATGGAATCAGCATCCCAAGATTCCCCGTCGTAAGACCCAACAGAGATAATAACATCACCGCTTGACTTATAGCGCCATTTAGTGAGTACACGCGACCCATCCGACGGAAAACACGAAGGGGAATTCCATGTAGACATTATTACTCGTTCTGCATGCGCCCCAGCAATATAAGCGTCAAGCATTGCAAGCCGATTGTATGGATGAGTCCCTGCTTCACCGGAATTTATCCAAGCATACGCCCTATCTTTAATCTCACACATATCACATTCTTACTTCTCATCTTTGAACTCTGATTTGCGAAAAGAACGAACCGGACGAACGGCAAATGACATATCACGGTAAAAACCCAATATGTCACCAGAAATGCCATTATAAACAAACGATCTAAAAGAACTAGGCTCTAGATCAACCTCACTCGTCCAATAAGTACTCACAGCAGGCTTACCGCCAATTGCTACGAGGACTTCATCAAGACCACGGAACCGAGCGTCGTATAGCTCTAACGCCTCCCGGCGAGTAGCACAGCGGAAATTAGCACCATAATCTGCAGCGGCTTTCTGAGCATCCTCGAAACTAAAGGCGGGCAAGTCCTCCTTAGCAATCTCAAGCATGCCCAAATCTGTTACAAGCACAACAGACGAAGCCGTGAGCTTGTCTTGGCGCTTCAACCACTCAAAAAGCGTATATAATACACCGCTGTCGCTATGAATGTAAACACCATCCTTTAAACTAGCAAAGGGAACATCTGTAGTAGTCATCACTCATACAATTTTTTAAGAAAAAACACAAGAGAGTACCTAACCATACCTCCCAAAGATGTAATCGCATCGACAGGCACACCACATGCCTCCGCAATCTCTTCATTAGACGCACGCCAAACAGACATAAATGCCTCCTTCGCCTTTTTACGCATGCGAACCTCAGTTTCCTGCTCCGCCAGCTCAACAGCTACACACACCTCATGAAGACTAACATAAGCTGACGACTCATCGCAGGGCAAAGACTCGATATACTCCTTCGCTTTTACACTTTTCATGATTTATTAAATTTTACAAAACAGTAAACTTGACACACTCCCACGCCTAAAACCGCGAGATTCTTGACTCAAGCATGGCTGCCGCTAAAAGCGGGCTTACAACCACTAATCAACGCGTCCATGCCCGAACGCTTAATGTTTAACGCTGCGTTGAAATCACGATCATGGCGTGCGCCACATTGTGGGCAAGTCCACGACCGATCAACCAAACGAAGCTCCTTATTAACGTACCCGCAACCACTACACGTCTTGCTGCTAGCAAACTACTTGTCAACATGAACAACGTTAGTGTTGTACTTAACGGCTACGTGTTCCAAACGAAACACGAAAGATGCGTGGCTAAGGTCCGAAAGCTTACGGCCCCACAAACGACGCATGCCCTCTAGACTCAATGTCTCCAAGCAAATCGTAGAATAACGACGACATAGCTCATGCGTCAAGCGCCACTGATAATCATCACGGTGGTTGCTAATGCGACGATAAAGCCGACCAAGCTCCAAACGGCGACGACGATAATTATTAGAACCCTTTATAGAGCGACTCAACCGACGGTGCACCTTATGAATATCACGAAGCGACTGCTTGAAAAACTGAGGATTCTCGTACACGCGTCCGTCGGATAACGTCAAGTACGTCTTAAGACCAAAGTCAATGCCTACAACCGCACCATCATGTGTCGTGTTGCTGGATTCAACCTTAGCATCGGTCGTAACGTACAACCAAAAGTCACCGCACGGATCACGCTTAACGCGAACCGTCTTTATCGCGCCATTAAAGTCACGTGATTTGTGAAATTTATAAGTTTTCTTAAGTCTGTTAATCGTAAAGCAATTGCCATCTATTTTATAGCCATAGTGGAGTTTGTAGACGAATGATTGGAAGTCGGCCGCACGACGAAACTTAGGCGGCCGCTTAGCAAGCTTCTTAAAGAAACGCTGGTAGGCCGCATCGAGACGTTGCAAAACTTCAATACTATTATGAGAATATAGTAAATTCCGCTTGATGCGTTTGACAAAATGCTTCTGCATGTCTACCGTGGAAACGTACGTACCATACATGCGATAGCATCTACGTTGAAGTGCCAGCGCGTGGTTCCATACAAATGCACACTCACAAAGCATTCGATCCAACCATATGGTTCGACGCGTTCTGTAAAGTTTGTATTTGTATGTCAGCATAGATGACTATAATTGCTTTGCAAATATAAATTTACTTTTACGTTTATGCAAAATTAAAGGTTGTATTCAACCCATGCCTAAAGGCATGGGCTTTCTACAGCCTTAATTCGTAAAAAAACCGAGAGCAAAAACTCTCGGCTTAATAAAGAATGTAACTTTATAAAACTACGACACTACGTACTTACACATAACCTCAAAGGCGACTCTAATAACAGTAGCATTAATACTTAAAGTCGTAGTGCCTTTTTCAGCCTCCAATAATGGAGGCGTAACCGTAACAACAACCTGCTGGCTAACCTTAGCCACGTCAGCGCGGCGGAATGCACAATAACCCTGCGAATCCGTAGTATCGGTAACCGTAATAGACTTGCCATCAACGTTCATGTAATTAAGCGTAACAGTGCAACCAGAAGGAACAGGGGCCGATGCACTAATACCATCAGTCGAGTAAAACCCTTGAACCATGAAATTTACAATTCGGTTATGATAGGATAGGTAGCGAAGCTCAACCACCTGCGCCCCCGTCGCATCAAGAGCATTTACAATATCCGTCTGCGGAATCAACCACTCCTGATACCCCTCATCAAGAACATGCGACGAAACGACAATTTCTGCAGTATTAGGACCAACAACAAGTTGAACCGTACGACCAACATCCTCCAGAACAGGATCAAGCTCAATATACTCAATAGCATCTGAGTAAACCAAGTTGAACATGTTCATCTCACCAGACTCAATAGTCGTTGGGCTCTGATAGCCATACTGGTCATAGAGACTAACCGCCATATCCAAAGTGTTCGTCAAATCCAGACGATAAATATCGAACATCTGAGCGTACTGACATACCTGATTAGAAACAGATATATCCACAGTAGTAGGTTTACTCTTAGAAGAACCCAAGATAACATTCCCTTCACTATAAATCTCAACATAGATGATATCACCGTCAACTACAGAAACCGACTCGAATATCGAAGTAGCATTTTGTAAAATGTACTGACCAGTAGTAGAATCTAAAGGATAAAGCACAGACGTTTTATAAGTTTTACCTCTAGTCTGATTGTAAAGCTTAATGTAAACATTGCGCCCCTTTAAGCTATTCGCAGAATCCACAGGACGAATCTCCAAAGCCATACCCACAGGTAAAGCACCCGCAGCCTGCATGACGTTCAACGACGCCGTGACCGACGAATCACTAGACGTAGAAAGGATGACCGACTTCGAACGCGCCGAAGATGACGGGTTATCCGTCGAGTCAACCTTTATAATCTGATCCTGAACCGCGTCATCCATAGTGACCGTAATGTAGTCAGTGGAACTCGATCCCCAAAGAATCTTCTTAGAAACAGTTGCCATGAAATAAATATTTAAAAGTTTTAAAAAAGCATGGGTGAAAGTCACCCATGCTGAAATGATTATGAAACTTCGAACGTATCGTTCGTCTTGACATAGACACTAACCTCGGAAGCACTCTTGCCTTCTAAATTCACCGTGACACTGCTGCCATACGACGTGCCATTCAAAGATACCTGAATCGTAGGTTCAGCGCCCGCCTGATTGAAGGTCACATCCGTAGTCCCCGACTTACCGTTGCCGGAACCCGTGATCGTCACAACGAAACCATTACGCGCGGAAACCGAAGGATTCGCAGTATAGGATACCAAACCACCGGAGTTAACCGAGAAGCCCGTAAGAGCAGTATTGACCGCGTATGTGAAAGACCCGGACAAAATAGGGGTCTCCGACCCTGACGTATAGTAAGCCCTCTGCGTGAAGTTAGGCGAAAGCGTATAAGAACCCGCAGAAGCGGCAACACTGATGGGCGACGTATGAGTAACAATAGGATCGGAGTACGTAACCTCATTGGCCTCACGGTAAAGGGATAACGAATCCGACGCCGTCTTACCATTCATGGTTATATTAACCGTAATGGTAGCCACCAACTTGCGAGCCGTAACCACATTTCCTAAGCTTGTAACCGTATAGTTACCCGTAGAGGTATTGACATCACCACCCGTGAACGTCTTAGAGCTTATAAGCGAGGCCGTTTCAGTCGCACCCGAAGTCCATGTGCCAGTCTGGGTAGCTAACAAAGTCGGGTTACGATTATCAGCACCCGCAGAAAGCGTATTGACCGCAGGAGTACCTCGATACTCGAAGGTCGTAATCGTAGGAGTACCCCACGTTCTACTATTAGCCTCCTGATAAGCAGAAGCCATTACCGCCTCAGTCTTATTATTTGCAGTCAACTGAACACGGACACTTGCAACCTGAGAGCGAGCCTTAGCCGTAGTACCCAAGCTAGCGGCAGTAACTGCGCCCGTACTCGTATTAAGACCCGAACCCGAAGTCTGAGAATAAGACCATGACCCCCCAGAAGATACCGTGCCAGTAGAACCAGAAGTGTAAGTCACATTCTGAGTGAAAGACTTAGTAAGCGACACCGTACCACCACCTGCAGGAATGTCATCGTCATAAGAAGCCGTAATGGACGGACTAGCATAAGTAGCCGTATTAGCCTCCTGATACACATCCAAAGTAAGAGTAACTGACTCATTCTTCTCGCCAACAATCTCTAAAGTCAAAGTACCAACCTTCGTGCGAGACTTAACTGTAGTGCCAAGCGACGAAGCTGTAACAGGATCAGAGTAACTAGTAGTATGGTAATTAGAAGTGTCTGTAACACCAGACGTATAAGTTACTTCCTGAGTCCACTTATAAGACGTGAACTCCGAAACGGTACCACCACTAGCCGGAATATCAGCAACCTCAGCATCCGTGATCGTAACAGGACCCGCAGTTACAATCGTATTCGCTTCCTGATAAACACCAACCGTGGCGCTACCTGACTTGCCGTTAATAGTGATAGTAGCCGTAGCATCCGTCTTCTTCGTACGTGCAACCTCAGTCGTGCCTAACGAAGTCCCCGTAACAGCACCCGTGGAAGTATTGACATTGGTGCCACTATAACTCCAAGAACCGCCCGACGTAACCGGAGTACCCGTACTACCGGAAGTGTAAGTCACAGTCTGGCGGAATGAAACCGTAGGCGTCACAGAGCCGCCCGATGCGGCGATATCGGAATACGAAATAGAAACTGTAGGGGTACCATAAGTAGCAGAGTTCGCAGCCTGATAAACATCAAAACTCTTAGTTGCAGTCACGCCACCATCACCTATAGCATTAGCAGCCAAAGTGCCGACTTTTGACCGCGACTTAACCGTAGTGCCTAAGCTGGGCGCAGATACCGCCGTAGAGTACGAAAAGGAAACAGTCCCCGGACGAGAATCTCCTGATGTAAAGGAAACCGTCTGCGAACCTGAAATACCCGACGCCGACGATACACTACCACCCGAAGCAGGAATGTCCGCAACCGTACCACCAGAAATAGTAACTGCACCGTAAGTCGCGCTATTGGCAGCTTGGTAAACATACGCCGAAGCTTTACCCGTCTTGCCGTTGACCATAAGAGAAGCAGTAGCCGTGGTTATAAGAGTCTTATCCTTAACCGTAGTGCCAAGCGACGAAGCCGAAACCGCACCAGTTGACGTGTTAACACCTGTGCCGCTATAAGACCATGTACCTCCAGAGGTAACCGTACTCGTAGAACCCGATGTATAGGAAACACTCTGCGCAAAGGACTTCACCGGAGTAACACTACCACCGGAAGCAGCGATGACGCCGTAGGAAAGCTGAAGAACGGGAACATCATACGTAGCCTCATTCGCTTGACGACCAAACGAAGTATTAACCTCCTTATCTTGATACTTAACAATAATTGCAGCATAAGAATCAGGCATGACTGTAGACCCTGCACTCGCAAAGGTCATAACCCACTTCTCTGAATCCCACGTAGCGTAAGGCGAGGAAGTGCCGTCATATGTTGACGTGGAGTCAGCAGTAACATCCACACTACTCTGTACAATACCCGAAGTGTAGGTGAACTGCGCAACACACGTAACCGTCAAAGTACCACCGTTGGCTTTAACCCACCAATCGGAACCTGCACCCGTACCCGTCGTAGGCGTATTAGACGAAACGCACTTCGTGCCAAAACTAGTCAAAGTCTTAACGTTGGCAGCCTGCGATACAGAAGCTGACTTCGACGTAGAATTACTATGATAATTCAAAGTCCAAGTAACACTATCAGACCAAGCATCTCCCGCGACAGAACCACGCGAAGCATACGTAACAACACCCGTACTTGAGTTGACAGAAGCACCGTGACCCGAAGTAGTCAACGCGAAGGAACCCTCCGAAAGCGGAACCGGAATGTTCTCATCGACAGTACCCGAAGTATAGAACTGAGTCTCCGTAGCCGCCAAAGTCGGAACCGACGTACCTCCTGATGCCGCAACAGTAGGCGTAGCAGAGTAAGCAAAAGACGTAATAGTAAGATCACGGAAGCCTATAGCATTGACACCCTGATTGGCAACATTACGTGCACGGCCCGTACCTTTAAGATCAGCCACAGAACCACCAGCCCACTCTCTAGCCGTTAACGTGATAGTAATATCCTTCCAAATATACGGGGACGTACGAGACCCAAGAGTACGGCCCATATTCGCAGCCGAAACCTCACCCGTAGAAGCATCCACAATCGTAAAGACCGAAGACGACTCAGCTAAAGAGTAAACAGCAGACTCGGCGGAAACATAGTAACCATCAGGCATAGGAGTACGCTCACCCGTAACACCACTTGAATAAGTCGCCTGTATAAATCTACCAACATGCGTAGGCAAATGAGACTCTCCCGCGGGGGAGAACTGCGGCCAGTCGAACGAAATGCCCATGACAACGAACGACTCGATGATATTTGAATCTTGACGACAACCCGCCTGCGAATTTACAGACAGCCCATCGGCCGAAACAACAAGACCAACTTGTATGTTCAACAACAGACCCACGATCGTGCCACGGGATAGGAACGTAACCAGACCCGTAGAAGCATCAACCGTAGCACCCGAATCGTAGTCATTAACAATACTGAAAGTCTTGGTATAGGTCGTGACAGGAACAGAATCCGTAGCACCCGAAGTATAAACACGATTCTTCTGTACCGTGATATTAGGAGCACTCGACGTACCTCCTGAAGCGGCAACCGTATTTGGATAATTAAATGCTGTAACTGCAAGCGCACTGCTCGTAACCTCGTTAACACCCTGCGTAGCCTTACCCGTACTCGAATCAGAACCCGAAACGGTCTTAGCACCCAAGTCCGACAACTCCGAAGACGGAGTATAAGTCAACGAAAGAGAATAAGTAATAGTCGGAGACTGGCGAGAACCAAGCGTCGTACCCATAGAAGCTGCCGTAAGCGATCCCGTAGTAGTGCTATTCAAAGTGAAGCCACTACCGTTAGTCATAGAGAACGACGGCGTGAGAGTATAGGTATATCCAGCAATAGCGGCGGCAGACGACAGAGTAGAACCCGACGACATCGTAACCTTGATGGTCGAATCCGTAGTCGGAGTAACAGTCGCACCCTTAGCAGCAATGGTGCTGTAGGCAAATGAAGCATCGGAAACCGAAACCGTCTCCACGAAGTTAGCAGCTTGACTAATAGGAACGTCACACTCTAGCAGAGTATTATCGCCACCAGCATTTATAGTATACTGCGCCCGAATGGTGACACTCCGCGGACCACCGGATTCCAAAGCACGGTCCGCAACAGTAAAACTCGTATTAGCAGCAGAGAAAGTAATCCAAGATACAGAAGCCCCAGACTTGAATAGAAACACCGGGCGTATATCCCTATCGTCAATAACTACACCATTGCGCTTAACAACAATATGACCAGTACCAGTTCTAGAATCATAAGTCCCACCCCCCGCAGCAAAAGCCGGAATAGCGACAATCGTAAGTTCGGCCTCGAACACCGAAGCCTCCTGCGTAAGGCTAACCGTACAAGACTTAGAAACTCCCGCCGCCGAAATAGTCAAATCCGCCGTCCGAACCTTAGACAACGGATTAACATCGGCAGACAACGAAACCGTCTGATTACCCGAAAACGACGAAGCCGTGGCTGTCCACTGACCTCCCTCTTTAAAATCACCACTTTCCGAAGCCATGATAAAATAAAACTAAGCCCATGTTGCCTCTATAGAAACATCAACCGACGACGAAACCTGACCCGTACTGAATGTGCACGTCATAGCACCCGCAGGAATGTAAGGCGACGCCGGACATACGTCAATAACAAAACACTGATTGACCATGTCAACATCCGACGGATCACCATGAACAACCAACTGAAAACAAATGAACGAATCAGGATGATCCGGATCAAAATACCAACGCCACTCCTGAGCGCCGTAGTCATTCACACCCAGAGAAGTAACATCCTGCGAAAACGAAACGTCAACAGCAGGATAGGAGACAATATCAATACACTTGCGGCGGTCCATGACACTAAGGGAAACACCCGCCGAAGACAAAGTAATGCTATCCGCCGGAACCGGAGCAAACGACGGACGCGACGGCAAAGCGTAACAAACAGTATAATAACCGCAATAAGTCTCACGAACACCGTAAGCGTACGGATTCATGAGATCATTCGGATCGTCATACTGAAACTTGGAAATCGGATTCGCCATAGACTCAAATCTTAAAAACGAATGTCACGAAGCTCCTGCGTCTTAATGACCGAAGCCGTAGCAAATGAACTACCTACATACCGGATACCGAAGGTCAGGACCCCCGGCTCTAAAAAGTGAAGGAACTCCGGCGTCAAGATCAAATACCAATTCTCACGACGCCGAACAATAGAAGCACCCGACTCCGAAATGTGACGCTCCGACTCCGGGACGAAACCCGCACTATAATCCACAACCCAAAGGCGGTTGCTGAGCTGAGACGTGTAAACACAGACCTCAATATCGTAATCCTTGACATAGACCGCGTCGTCACACTTCATGAGCGTAAACGACAAGTCTATCTCCTCCTGACGATAGAAAAAACCAACGCTGCTATGAAAAACATCGAACATCCTACTTCCCCTTCATCTCTTCATTAAGAGCATCCTTGACGCCCGCCATATCTTTGCTCTTACCACGAATGACCGCCAAAATACGAAGGTAAACATCCGAATCCGAAATGACCGCAAGGTTCTCAAAGATACTCAGAATCTCACAACCGTAAATGTAACCCGCCGTGAACAAATAAAGATTAAACTCCAAAGTCAACGCCTGCTCCGCCATGAACGTCAACAAAATGGCCGTAATGTAACACAACCACTTAACAACAGAGTGTGTGAGACGACGACTCGTAATATCAATATTCGCCTTGCGAGATGCGAAAATACCCGTAACCCAGTCCGCAACAACCAAAATAGACAGGATCGTAAGAACATGCCATGTAGGAGCAAAGTACGCCACGCAGAAACCCCACGCGCTACAAAAAACCGACTTCAGAAATCCCCACATACGCCTCTAAAAACATTTGTGGGATATATAATTGCCATTACCCAAACAACCCAAACAAAAAGCCCCGGCAAAATGCCGGAGCTTGAAACTAAGAGGAGATAAATACCCTATGCCTGCAAGTAAACAATATACGTCATACGACCCCAACCACCAGCCGCATAAATGCGGTCAATAAGACGAGAAAGGTACGTCTGGGGAATACTATCATCCAAAACACCTCGAGCATAGGAAAAACGACCATGCCCTACGAGCTTTATGGAACCAGAGGAAGTAGAGTTGCTGAGTATAAAATCAACCAAATCTTGAAGCGTACACTCTGAAGACATGAGGACCTCATAAGGCACCGTCTCGTCGGAACCCCGTGAATGAGTCGGAACAAAGTGAAACTTAGAGGAGTCCATAACCGTAGCTAGAACTTCTTCCCACCATGCATGGGAGACCGCAAATTATTATAGAGCATTTTAGCCCGCAAGTGCCACTGGAAGTCCCAACCCATACTGAACATCCACTTCTCTAAGAAACGCAGCAGAAGACCCGCGTGACAATCAACAGGACCCTTGAACGCGAACAAAAGAGCATAGAACGCGCAAGCAATCTCCGTAGGATGAGCATTGCGGAACATATACTCCGACGAAACCGGATTGAAGAACGGATTACATCTCTCAATAAAGGCCCGCGTAAGAAAATGATTGATATCATCCTCGACGTAGGCGAATAGCACATCCCAGTTATTATGACCAACAGCATCCAGAAGATAGATAGCAACGTCTATAATCTCCTCCTGCGGATAGCCCTTCACAATCTTAGCGTAAGCCTCCTTATACCACTGATCCGCAGCATCCTCCGAAAGCTCATCCGCAGGCTCGCCATGACGAAGGAAAAGACCGCTCTCCTCCATGAGGGCAATGAGGGTGTCTCTAGGAACATCAACACCAGCCTTAACACGATCCGAACACTTACGAAAGACCTCCAGAACCTCCGCCATCTCGCAAGTCATCATAGCCGTATTGCGAGTGATAGGCCAGTCCTCCGCCCAGAAGCCATTACGCTTACTAGTAGCATAACAACTAGCAGCGTAATCGTGAACCTGCGCAGGCGACAAAGCTACTGACTCAAATGCAACATTTGAAATATCCGTAGCCGGACTAGTGCTGATTAAATCAGCATATGAAACGCAAATATAATTACTCATTCTTGAAAAAGTTAAGATAAATTCTCGGTGTAGCCTTCAGATACCCACCCATTACGTGTACAACGAACCCACCAATATCGGTCCGAAAACAAGTGCTTAAACCAAATGAAGCGCACGTAGCTCTTGCCATGTGGAACCGACTCCGACCGAACATGAGCATAAACACCTGAACCGCACGCAGCAGAGATGAGCTTAGACTCAGAAAAGCCCCGGACCCGACGATGTAGAACAACACCTGAACGCATGCCTCGTAAACGTACTAAGCATCACAAAAAGTGTGTCTCAACCAACGTTAAGTCAACGGTAGCGTTAGCATCCGCACAGGACGATAGTAACATAGAAATTCCACCAGAAACTACATAAACACCTCCAACACGACACTCTACGTTATACACATTGTTAACCCTATCAAAAATCACATCGCCATCGAAAATAGGATGCAAGCCCTCACGCGTCCGGAATCCTGTAAAGACCCCCACGGTCTCAGGAACAACCTTAATAAAAGAATGACCGAAGTCAATGTCATCAAAATCAGCATGACGCTGATTGTAGATGTATGTAGCATCATTGACGCAAAGCAATGAACCATACACCCAACCCCGGTGCTCCGCCACACCGCGAAAAGTGCGAAAAGCTGTGAAATACTTAGTGTCCATAATGATTGGAAATAAAACTCTGCCAAGAAGCTACTGCTGTAGGCAATGAAAGATCAGCTGACGAAAGGTAGGATACCAACGACTTGAAGCGAGCAACGTCGACTCCGCAATCATAATCAAAAACTCGCACACAACGCGCAGAATAGCCAACACACTTAAGCACACCCCTACGAGTAACCCAACAGCGAATGTAGCGAATGCAATTGCCCCAAGAGATATCCGATAAGCACAAACCCTCAACATCCGAAAGAAAGCGAATCAAATCGGCGCGAGCGCCAGCGTCAGGAACGTAGACATACAAACCAATCTGTGACATAAAAACTATATGTCTAAAAACTTAGGACGCACCTTCCGACAAAGACGTGAGTATTCAGCAAAAGCATGAGAAAGCACCCAAGCACGACGCGCGCTCTGCAAAGCAGCATGCCCCTGAACATACGAGCAAAACTCATTGCAACGACCTGCACCACCCCGCACACGAACACGATACACCATGCACCTCCAACTCCTGCAAAAGTACTCTTCGAGCCGAACATTCTTCTTTGCCAAACGGCGCATGTGACGCAAAAACTTAGTACGCATATACCCCAAACGTTATTCCCGACTATCATGCAAAATAGAACGCCAACCAATTACAAAGCCACCAGAAGTCACCCCACTATCTGACGGCATAATAGAATGCGTGAGAGTGAGAAGAGAATCGAGAGAGCGCCAGCAACCGTCTCCTTCATACCGACCAGTCTGAAAGGAAACACTACGCGGATAACACGGAGAAGACGCAACTAACATGTCAACCAAAGCACCTACCGGAGGGAGAGAGTCTTGAGTAGAAGTGAACTTCAAGAACTTCTTGAACATAGACCTAGCACCTGCCATGTAAGCAGCAGACACCATACTCGCCGTCAAAGGAGAGTCCAAATCACAGACATAATCCAAAGACTCTTGTTGAATATCCCAAAACATGAAAATAAATGAATTAATTAAACCAAGCAGCACACCCTACAAGATAGGACGCCAGCCGACAAAAACAGCATCCTCAACCCCAGACGCCTTATTAAGATCGCGTAGATACTCAGCAACGAAGGAATACGTACCGTAAACCATATCAGTCTGCACAAACCACACACCACTAGTACTCAGATAACCTAATGCATGAATATCGCTGCCATCATGCATCGAGGACCGGAACCGAAGAAGGCACTCCTTATCCCATCCAAACGAGTCAACATCTGAAGGAGCACGCCACCGCATAAGCTCATCTCGCATCCGATAAGCACCCTTCGTAAACCCATCCGTAAGCATACCGTCGGGACAAATAAGGCAATTCGGATGAGTACGCACACACTCCTGCTCAAACTCACTCAACCAACCCTTAATAAAATTCACACAATACAGCAAATATTAATAATAACCACACACTATACGTTACTTCTTAACAGCGCTCACAAAAGACCGAACCGGACGAACAGCGGTTATGTAAAACATACGGCTGTTGTCCATATTGCCTGTGTGGCCACTGTAAACAAATGCAAAGCCGAAACCATGCTCCGGATTGGGATTAATATCGCTCGTCCAGTAGATGTCTGTAGCTGGTCTGCCTCCGATCTTCTTGAACGCTTCATCGAGACCATGGAACCGGGCAGCGTACATCTCTATTGCCTCGTGGCGGGTGGCACAGCGGAAACCGTCACCATACTTGGCAGCAGCTTTCTGAGCACCCTCGAAATCAAACTCGTCTCTCAAGTCGTTCTTGGCAATCTCAAGCATGCCCAAATCTGTTACAAGCACGACAGTGCGTGCGGTTTCGGGATGTGCACGTTGCAGCCACTCATCAACGGTAAAAAGTTTACCTAAATCATCAGGAATATAAACCCCATTGGCTATCTTCTTCATATCCATAGCAGTCATCATGAATTAAAACGTAAGTAGTGAAAAGCGAAGTCTAGTACCCCGCTTTCTTTTGACGTGTATTAGCACAGAAAGTCTTGTTAGACCCGCGCAAAACAATCTCACCCATAGGCTCCCATTCCCCGCTGGACCAAACCTTCGTTATAGAACCCTTCGCATTATGCTCCTTCATGGCCTTCTTCGCAGCAGACAAAGAATAGAAAGTCTCGTAATAACCAGTCTCGTGATTGCAAACACTGTAAATTTTCATAGCTCAAATCCATATTAAAGTACCCGTAGAAATATCTCTACACCATAAAGATAAGAAAGTTAATTTAATAATCCAAATTTAATTGCAAAAAAAAAACGTGGCTGCCAGAACAGCAGCCACAGAACCAAAATGATACACGATTTAACTACAAAGAAGAAGTATCGCCCATATCATAGATAAACACTAAAACAGCACCGCCATAATCCAAAGAAGACCCTGAAGCACCTGCTATAGTTGAAACAGTAAACTGAATAGGGGAAGCAGTCCTATCATAATCAACACAGGCATATACAGGATACATAAAAGAACCGCTCTTCGAACGAGAGGACTGAGCTAGAACCGCTAAACTCTGACCTGTAGGACAATCTGTACCGGAAAGCGAAAACGTAATAGAAAACTTACTCTCCGAAACGACATTATACTGCAACCCCGAACGAAGTTTATTTACAATAATAGTGGAAAGACGATCCCCATTACCATCATACTCATAACGTAATATGCCTACCAATGACGAAGCTACAAAGAAGTCAGCGCCTCGGAAATTCGCACCGCCTATTCTAGGCGGACGACCCGAAGCCGAATTGGAAGTATAAGAGTACTCAAAATCACTAGCATTCGTAATATACATCCGAGCTGACATCTGACCTGAAACCGGATAATCCAAGTTACCTACAGCAAGATTGAACTTCATAGAAGCCCCCGGTTGCAACTGAACCTTATCAATGAAATGAGCTATCGACGAATTACTCGAAGACACATTCGAAGACGAGGAACACGGCAAGAAAATACCATTAATTATCTGAACATTAGTACCCGAACCAGAACCAAAATAAGAGTAAGACAGACGAACCGTCGCTGTGGAATCATTACGAATAGAACCAGAATAAGTCTCCTTAGCCGATAGCCCTAGACCATAAAAATTAAAAGTACCATTAATGTAACCTAACAACGGAGACGACGGATAACCTTCAATGGCAGAATGCAAGGCAGTAATCGAAAACTCAGCACCATCACTAATATCATACGAAGTGAAGTCCTGCATTATTGAATTCTTAATGAGAAGGTTATTAAGTATAACACTACCATCCGAAGCAAACTTGATCTTACCTGCAGCAAGGTGCCCCTCACCCGTAGCGAAGTTAAACATGATGTTAGGAGTAAATGCCGGACCCGTAGCAATAGGTGCATTACCGCACTGCGGATACTGCCACGGAGTAACATTACTAGTCTCGTCATCAACTACTCCCACTTTACTGTAACCCGTGGCGAACCACAAGTAACCACTGCCGGAAAGCGAACTGAAATCCGAAGTCCACCCTGCAGGATTGGCAGAGTACTTATCCAGCGGCGGAGCTGACAAATAAGAATCACCGTAAGCCCAAATAGTCGTATAACCCACTTGAGAATTAGAGTAAACCTGAACGTCACCCCACTCGGAAATCTGACCCGTATCGCCGTCGATAATACCGCTACAAACATACCAACCGTTAGTGGAAGTCGGATAGCGCTGCCAACTAGAACCCGACGAGAAAGAACTAGGATCGGTACTCGTAGGCTTAGACGGAGTGGATAAACCACCATAGCAGTAAACCCGGAAGACCTCATCCGGATTGCCCGCATTGAACTTCTCGTAATTAGTGGTAGACGCGCCTTTTGCATTAATGCCCTGCATGCTAAACATGTAGTCGCCGTTAAAAACAGCAGACCCAATCAAAGCATTAGCAATGATACCAAGCTTCGTAATGATAGCATCAAACGCCTCAATAAGAACCCAGTCCTCACTCGTAGACGGAGTGTTAGATCCCGCAGGCTGAATAGAACCCTGCCAGTTACCTATAGTGTTTAAAACATAGTAAGCAGCCGGACTAGACGAGGTGTCGTACACATAAGGCGCTATCTTATCCGTGCAGGTATAAACAACATCCGGAGAATACAAACCCGCAGGATAAACAATCTGACCCGCACGGCCCGGCGTGCCAATACCATCAACACCATTAACTCCCGAAAGACGTGCAGGAGTGGACCAACCATCCATAACCGTACCATCCGACTCGCCCGGAACGTAATCCGTCAACCGAGCCTGAACAAACCAAATGTAAATGTTCGTCTCATCACCCGAAGACGGCGTAGGCGGCGTGAGAGACCAGCCCTCCGGATTGCGAACATTACCAACCGGAGCGGCAGCAAGGGAAGCAGTAGCTGACCCTAAACTATAACGAATCTCAATACTAACCCCCGGAACCCCCGGAACCCCTGACGGACCCATAGCGCCCGGAGCACCATCCTCCGCGGTAATAGGCTGAGGAAGACCCCAACCACCATATGTCGTATTCGTGGAACCAGAAACCTTAGAACTCGAAATCCACCACTTACCGTCACTATCCGGAAGCACGGACCAACCCGCAGGAAGCGGACTCGAACTCTGCGGCGTAGCAGGCTGATCATCGCTCTTCTTGAAGGCAAAGGATGTGTAGTCACCCGAAGCACCCGGCTCACCACTACCGCCGCCGCTACCGCCCGAACCTCCAGACCCACCGACGTAGGCCATAAGCTGACGCAACGTCATGCGAACAGCATAAGGCGATCCCGTAGAGTCATGAGCATAACCAACGACAAAAGACGTGTCCAGATTGACATTCTGACCCGTAGACGATATGAGAATAGGAAGATCATTCAACGGCGTAACCGTCTGCGTAGGAACATCCCCAGAAGCCTTCGGCGTAGGCGACGTCTCCAAAGCAAGACGAGCCGTCTTGAGCGATTTCTTTGCCATAGTAACCCTGATAAATATTTATAGGATATATAATTGCACAAAACCGCCGAGGTCACTCTAGCCTCGGCGGAAACTCCAAACGAATTGAAGAAGGGACGCAGGTCGCATGAAGGAAAGTGAAGGTGCTATACAAAATGGAAAAACAGGACCTGCGTCATATGTACTCGCATCTCACGACGAAAAGTACATAACCATATGATGACATGGAGTCACACTAAACACTTACAAAATGTGACCCAACGACATATACGTAAAAACCTCCGCAGCAAGAACACACAAAGCTACGGAGGACATGAAAAAATTCTACAAAGCAATCTGCAAAATGAAGACTCATGCTGTCACAGCAGAAGACACCGCAGAAATTTGATGGAAAACTAACCAGACCAACTGCGGAAAACCGCAGATAGCCTTGCTGGCATATACGTAAAAGAAAGAGGACTCGCACCGTCACAGCGTAAGTCCTCTAGAAGAAAAGAAAAAAAAACCGTCAACAACAGACCATCTCAAGTCTATCGGGAGGTGATTACATGCAGTTAATAACTTGCACATATTGACGCTTCGTCGAGACCGTAACCGACCTCTCCACGCCCGTCGAACCCGCTCACCGCGGGCAGTAATGTCTCTAAACCCATACGTTTAATGTTAATCGCGGCGTTGATGTCCCGGTCGTGATGTGTCCACACCCCGGACATGTCCATGAACGATCTGAAAGCGTTAACGTAGAATTATGGAACCCGCAATGGCTGCAAGTCTTCGTACTAGGCGCCCACCTATCTATGAAGATTAAGTTGTGACCCAACCACTGCGACTTGTACTCCAGCACTCTACGAAGCTCGCCCCAACAAATGTTCTGGATGGATTTAGCTAAACTATGATTTTTAACCATACCACCAATGTTAAGGTCTTCCATTACTAGCGTTTGGCTTTCACGCAGTAATGTCTTGGCGACATGGTAAATATAATTCTTGATTAAATTCCGTTTCCTAACACAAAGCTTATTAATCTTCAACCGAATACGCGCACGACGCTTCGATCCTTTCATCTTCCGCGCTTCGTGCTTCTGCAAGCGGGCGATGGAGTGGTCGATAGTAACATAAAAACGTGGATTGGGCATCTTACACCCATCCGACGTGACGATAAAGTCTTTAAGCCCCAAGTCAATGCCGACCGTCGTACTAGCTTCTACTGGCTTCGGATTCGGTGCTTCGACGCCCGTATCAACCAAGCACGAAGCATAATACTTGCCATTACTTTCTTGCGTAATCACTATATGCCGTAAAGTGCCAATGAACTCACGATCTTTCTTGTACTTAACTAAACCAAGCTTGGGAAGCTTTAAGCGACTAATGTCTTGCAACACTGCACAACTCTGGCCGGGAAAACGACAAGACTTCCGACTACGATGCTTCGTCTTGAACTTAGGGTAACCCTTACCCGACTTAAAGAAATCACGGAAAGCATCATTCATATCACCAACTGCTTGAGGTAAGCAAACCGCTGGAACGTCACGCAGCCACGGGAACTCTTCTTTAAGCGGCTTTATTTTCTTGATGAGATCAAACTCGCTAAGCTGCGTCTTATCCATCGCATAAGCTGTCTTTCTGATATCAAGCGTTTTGTTGTAAACGAAACGGCAACATCCAAACGTCGCCTGAAACAAAGCCCGCTGAGCCTTGTTCGGGTAGATGCGATATTTGAATGCTTTCTTCATGTCTGAAAATTACAATTATTTTACATTTACTGCAAACGATGATATAAAGTTGCATATAATCACCTTGGGATATATAACTGCCCCTTAACCCCGCGGCAAGGACCGTAAATATGTAGCCGTATAGACACAATCCGAAGCGGCCTTGTCATGACGAAGACGAACCAAAGTAGGATCAATCAAATGGAAGTTGTTATCCAAAGCACGGGCCTGAACCTCAACGACCTTATCCATAAAGTCGGGATTCAACCGCGGAACACCGCCATCCAGAATCGTAGCCTGCAGCGAAAGGTCACCACTAATAGGCAGGAAGCCCAGAACCTGACGATGCTGGTAGCCGTCCTCATTCTCACAGATGATGCTAAGCTCAAGGCGGAGAATAGAAGACGCGGCGCCCGAACCACCCGTAATGAAAGCGTCGAACGTATCGTCCATAATCCGCTTAGCAGGGCCGCCGACACGGTTCTTAATCTTAACCATGACATTAGAATCACGGGACCCTGTAATGTCGTAGAAGGCATCTCCGTTATGAAGCACAACACCCTCACCACCTCGGTTGAGAATAGAATCCAAGAACGAGACCTTCTCGAACTTGCCGCCAAAGCAGCGGTTAATCTCGAAGGCATTCAAGCCCGCGGAACGAAGATGAGAAACAACCTGCGTATACACATCCCACCCCGCACGCAAGGGCTGCTTGAGGTAGTTGACCTTCTCGTAGAAAATAGGACAAATAACCATAAGCGAGAACATATGACGCTGGTACTTAGCGTAAAACTGAGACTGGATACCCAAAGCCTGATTCTCCGGAAGACTAAGAACGTACTCCACAACACCCGTAGAAGTAGAAGCCAAATTCTCAGCACCCTCGAACAAAGTCTTGAAGTCATCCATAGAGTGAGGATAGCAAATCTCAACATCCACCGCCGTAACCCCCTGACCGAAGTTGTGCTGCTGCCAAAGCTTAGGACCCCAATCTATAAGACCACAGTCGTCCGACAAGAACCGAGAGTAAAGACTGAACCGTGAACCACGCCCCGGTGCCGCGTAACTCAAGAGCAAAGCCCGGACACCTCGTATCTTCTCCGTAGCAAGCCACGACGAAGACTCCAGAATCTCCGTCTGGCGATCATCCGGAAGGCTACTCAAGGTACCACAAAGGCACATGTCCATACCAAGCCGGAACTTATCCGACGGGTGGAGCATAGAGCACAAATCCTGCAGCGAACCTACCTGAGAGCAAGTGCCCTTCGTAATAGGATGACCCAGAGAATGCATCGCAGACTCCAAAGCCGTAAGCCACTTCAAAGCCCGAACGTAATCCCGGACCACCACCGAACCGCCTCGACCCGTAGGCGTCAAGAGACTACTAAGCAATCGCGGCTGGTAGAACTCCTGCTTTATGGACCACAAACTTACATAATCCGCCTTAACCATATATCAAAAAATTACAATAATCTTTACATATCAAACCCCACATGTAAAGAAAAACGACTTTTCTTTACATGTTTACACACCATACTCAGCTTCCTCGACCCGACACCCCAGAAGCTGACGCATAGGAGCACCTCTACGAGAATTAGACGAAATTAATTTATACCACAGCTCCCACTCACCTGTAGACCTGTGAAGCACTAAATGAGTAGCATTAATGGAAATAACATCGCCATTAGATGACTTAATTGCGCAACCCCCAGAATGCGGATTTACGAAGTAATAAACGTCGCTATGAGGATCATCCGACGCAACCTGCGTGCGTGTAATCGATAAGTGAGCCGGGAACGGCAAGAGAGACGTATGGTAACAATCCAAAATCATCGCTCTCGACCATTAAGGGAAAGAATAGCAACTGCTGAGAACAGCATGGAAAGACCTCCGAAGACAATAGCTGCGCACGCTCCAAAGAACACAACAAGACCCTCAACCGTTAAGAACTCAACAGAGCTAAGTTCTGTGCAATACGATATAAGGGCTGCCGTCAACCCCAAGCCGCCGATAAACAACATAAAACCCAGCACCACGGCCAGAAACAAACAGATTTTCTGCATCATCGTTACTTATTCTTTTTAGACCGACGCTCATGCTGGCGCATAGCGGCCTCGCTCGTGGCATCCATAGCCTCCTTAACCGCAGCCTCGATATTGCCCGCCTCGCGGGTATCGTCAAATGAAACCTCGAACCGTGGCCACTGACCCGTATTCAAATACTTGTACTTGGACCACTTAGGAGCCGAAGGGGAGGAAGCATCCGGGAAACCCACAACATGCCGAACCGTAGAATCCAAGATCACATGGACCTTATGCTTCTTAGCCAGAGAAGTAATCTTATTAAGAATCTGAGAAACACCTGCCGAATCAACATCCGACAAGACCATAACCGGAGTAATCCAAACCCGAACAAAGTCAATAAAAGGAACAATGCTCTTGAATACCTCCTCCGACTTAGCTACATCGTAATCCAAAGCATACGGATCATCAGAATTCACAGAAACGCAAGGAGTAAACAACGCCCAAGTCTTGAACCCGTACTTATGAAGCGAAGCAAGACCCTCCGTCACAACCTCAAGAGAGGACACATTGCCCGAATAAAAAGGACGACCTACATCGGCACCAAATGCCACTAAGCCCTTGTTGATGCCAAGCATGGCCGCGTAACCCGGGTAATCCTTAGCCCACTCCCAATAAGTCGTACAGAAGTTAACCGGAACACCCATAGCCTGACAAGACGATAATACCTGACCCGATAATGAATTAACCGCCGGATGCATCGGATCAACACCACGAGAAAAAAACAATCCACCATCCTCCTTGATGGCCTTCGCATTCGCAGTCATCTCCTTATTGAAAACCCGAAGCGCATCCGACTCATCCTTGAAGCACGACAACAACGAAGGCTCCAACTCCGACATAGTCCCGCTACTTCGGTAATTGTAAAATTTGCAGACCCACGAAGCACCTACAACTAAGTCTTCGCTATCAATATGCTGAATAGCATCACCAGTAAAACCCATATAATCAAAAGACTAATCAATAACACCATAGCGTGGAATCGACTCCCACGACGAAACAAAGCCTGCGCATCTACTATCAGCACAGCAAGAAGCATACATAAACTCCGGAACGAAGTAGCGACCACGAAAGGCATCCGAATACCAACGGTCACCTCGGCGGGTCATAACCGAATAACTCCTACGACCCACAACGTTATCGCGCACAACACTATACGTAGCCACCACCAATGCTCCTTCTGTAGGAAGCGACGCATGGGGTGTATTCATACTCCGTGGATTGACACACCAGTCCTCCGAGTCAAGAAGATCAAGTGAATACCCTACAGAAGTACTGAAAAGCAGCTCAAACATAGACCGAAACCAAGCCATAACTATTCCTCCTCTTCATCTGGTAATGGATGACCCGGACACTCACCCGTAATATAATCGAAATCCGGGCACTCCGACGACGGACACAAAGGGACATAATTCCAGCCCTTCAGCATACACTGACGGATGTACTCGCGGGCCTCCGAATCCGACAAAGGACGGCCCGTATCATCCGTAAAAAGGCCCGTCATGCGACGCCGCCGAAAGTGCTCCAAGCACCCCGCAAGGTGCATAGCCATATGATGTCTTGTTCTCATGCACCGTAGGGATCAACTCCGAAAACAATGTAAACGAAAAAGGTATACATAACCCACCAGAAGATAACATACTGCCAACGAGCGATAAGACAAATGAAGAACAGCTTAAGACTTGAAAACGAAACCTGCTTAATGAAGCTTACATAGAAGCTCTTATTCACGAAGGCAAAAAACAAGTAGACAACAGCCCCGCCAATAGCACCCCAGATAGCGTAAGGCATAGAAAGGAACGGCTCCTTGAAGTAAGTACCGGGACGGGTTACGCAGAAAACCGTGAAAATGGAAGCGTACAAGAACACAAGAAAACTCGCAAGCTCAATGGCAAGACCTACTGCGTATAAAATAAGCTTGGTTAATGTTTCGAAAACGCGCATGACTAAAATCCATATTAAATTATCCGTAGAACTATCTCTACACCACAAAGATAGAAAAGTTAATTTAATAATCCAAACCTAAGGGCGACAAATTCCTACATCACGCAAAATAAATACAACAACCGCACCCATGACAATAATGAACCATACGACTATGATGAAGCCGACAAGAAAAGACCCTACGTGTCGCAACACGGCACGCAATAGAGGAATCCAACGAACCACAACTCCCGAAAATGTTAGGTTAACTTAAAAGGAGAAGGAGACCATACACCAATATAAAACATATCGCGATCTCCACGAACAACTGGCCGCCATAGGCGAACCACTTGCGATAATCATCCTGCTTTTTCATAGACGCAAAATATAAAATCAGCAACCTGCTGAGAAGTAACGACCAAGCCTGTTAGAAACCACGAAAGCCTGAAACTCCGGAGAATCCTCCGTACTATCCGGAACCTCGAACGTAAAGTCAAAAAACGCCCGAATGTCGGCCTCTAAAGACGAACGCATCTTAATATACGATACAAGCATTCGACGCGCCGCAGCGGCATCCTGCTCCCGAATAACGGCCATTTGTTCATGACACCGAGCAGCAGCACAAGGATCATGCCATATCTCCGCCGAGGAATCCTCAAGGAAACCGTCCTGTGAACACAGCAGCCCGAACTTAACAAGCGTGCTATCGCCGCACGCCTCCAGAGACTCATCGACGGATACTTTACGACCCGCAGCGTCGTAACCCTTAACACCCCCACGGATACCGTCAAGAAGACGATTCTTAACACAACCCCGAACGTAAGTCTCGAAACTTACATGAGTGCTATTAGCATATCGGTCAATAAGCGTCTGGTAAGGGATACCCTCCGAAAGCGCCTTCATGTAGTCTCCGTCGAAGTAGTACTTCTTACCCTTATATCGACACTTAGGCGTCATATAACCGTAGTAGAACATATGGACCAAATCCATCCAATCACCATCGAACGTAGGCCAGAAACGATGCAAGTCCATACGAACACTCTCGCGGACAAGATCGAAAAGGCGCGCACGAAGGTCCTCCAACGTAATGTCGTAGCTGCCGACACCACGACGACCTAAACAATGAACCCAGATGTCTGTTGATGATAAACCCGAGCCGATAAGCTCAACCTCCGTAGAACCACGAAGAAACGTGCGAACAAAGTTAGTATCCATTTTAAAGTGTGTTTTTCCTTCTGCTGGTGCTCAAGCGCCAACGTCACAAAACTACAAAATCATATTCAAACACGCAAATAAAATGCCAATAAATTAAAAAAAAAACGCCCGGCAAAGCCGGACGCCATCTTCTTATTAATTTAAAATTATGCCGAAAAAACACACTAAGTATACGTATTGCATCTACGACACCTTGCCGGACCCCTTAATCGGGATAACGATAGAATCTGTCGACGGCGCCGGAGAAAGAGAGCCAACGGTAGACTTCAGATGAGACATAAGCTGTGCTATATCCGAGAAGCCGAAGTCGGCAATGCTGCCAGAATAGCCCCAAGCACCCGACTGGACCTCCAGACAAGAAGACGTAGGGAAGCCTAGCACAGCGTTAATATCACCCTCCTCCATAACTAGAACACGGCGCGTAAGGAACCCGAAGGAACTGAGACTCCAATAAAGCTCCGAAAGGAAAGAACAGAGCATAACCTTCAATACAGCACTGAACATAGGAACACGGAAAGCAGCAAAACCCGCAACATCCTTAGTAACCGCAACAACACCCGTCTCGACAACGCTCATGAAAGCCATGATGAAACTACTAAGCAGACTAGCAACACGACGAAGTACACGCTCACCGTCCCACGGCAACGTCATCTCATAAGCATAGGGATTATTAGGAACCGACTTGAAAACAGCACCATTTAAAGTACTACACAGAACGGAAAGAATCTCACGCTCCCAAGCATGATCAACAACACCTATGGAAGTATGAACCTCCGAGTCGAAAAGACCGCGAAGCAGCTCGTGATGGAACCACATAGCAACGTAGCGAGCAAAGCGATCATAATCGCAGGACAAATCACTAGAGACGATAGAATCCCTCAACTCCGTCCAAGTAGTATTATCAAAGAACTCTACCTTACATGGAGCAGAAGCAGACGAGCCGAAAAGGTCCATAGCCAGTAACTTAGCAGCCAACCCCTCCTGAAAAGCCGCCGGGCTATCAGACGAATCCTGAAGGCTATCAAAAACGCAGCAGAAATCCTTAGTAACATACATAAGAAGCCAGACCGTGTCACCATCCGGAAGCGAAACAGAATAACCGACAGAGTTGGCAGCAGGAAAGAAAAGCTTGCCATCGCTGACCGTACACTCATGCGGCGCCGAATCCAAGAACCCCGAAGACTTGCCCCACTCAAAGACAGACTTGAACTTCGTATCACTGAAATCAACCTGATCCGGCTCCAATGTAGCGAAGATTGCAGTAGGACCATCCAAAGGATCGACTACCAGACCATCATGGCCCAAACCCGTTGACTTAAGCATACATGTCAAACAAAACAGGCGTCAATGAATTGGACCACTTACCCTGACCCGCCTGCAGGCAAGGCTTCAAAGCAGCGTAGAACATAGTACCCAGCTCAAGGCAATAGTCGTTCTTAAACTTACGGTACTGATGAATATCATTATAGTAAAACTTACTAAGACGACGCAGGATCTGCTCGTAAGCCATACGAAGGAAGCGATGGATATAATAAACCTCCTCCGGGAAGCTACCATCCGCAAAGGCAAGCTCGTCCTTACCATACATCAAAGGTGCTAACATCTGCAAAAAGCTAACCTCCGCAGGGAAGCTATACTTCTCCGTGAAGACCGGACGCCGCTGCGTAGGAAGCAAGCCGAAGACACTAACCATAGAAGCGCACTCCAAATATTGAGCAACAACCGGAACCGCAGCCTCAGCAAAGCCCTTACGAAGACCAACATCCTTCGCAGTAGACTCTGCAGCGCTCAAAGCCCGCTGAAGCGCACCAGCGTAGTGTTTCTCTAAATAAGCGAAGCGGGATTTATAATCACCCCCACAAAGCCAAGAACGAAGCGTATTAAGCCACGCTGTAACCGCAGGATCACTCTGGCGAACCTCGATCAAGAAACGACCACGGTTGGCAGCAACAAGAACTCGCCAGAAAGACCCATCCGGAGTAGCATCGAAGCGACGCGCCCACATCGAATTGTTACCCGCGAAGGCAAAGTCGTCCATATGAAGACCCGAAATGGGAGAACCTTCCTCGGAACCATTACCATTCTCGTCCGCCCACATGATAACGTCAACCATGCTACGAACAACCTCCTCACGCGGCGCGTCAATATCCCAGCGCCTATAAATGTCACAGTTAAAATCTTCCATGTATAATCACCATTAACTATCTATCATCCTCATTAGAACTTGAACTTAAAGCCTTGCCGCGACGACCACGATGATAACCTCGGTGCAAAGACTGCTCCTGATAAGCCGCACAACGGAGGGCCGTCTCTGCAATGTACAAGCTAAGCTCCTCCGCGGTCATGAAAAACGTATATCTATCTGAACGGCAATAATCCGACCCCCACGGCTCAACAACACGTGGCGGATTAACTAACGCACTACCCATACAGCACAGCTAAAAGTTGAAGCCAACATTCAATGTCCAACCATAATTATCACCTATACGTATGCCACTAACTCCGACCTTATACTTCTCACGAAAGTCACCACCGAGCATAAGCTGCTGAGTGCCGAACCGGAAGTCCGTGCCAACCATAGCCCACGGCTGAAAGAAACGAGTCGTATAGACCTCACGGACGTTCTCAATATAACGGTATATAGGAACAATCGTAGACGAAGCGTCCACAAGCTGATTCCTAGTAACCTTACAAGAAACCTTGAAGACACCACAAGAATCCGTACTGAAGTCCAAAAGGTAATCCCGAGTGGCAAAATAATCCTCCACAACAGAAGCAGAGTCTATAGGCGACGCAGGAGCCGGAAAGTAGACCGTATCGACCTTGCCCGGATGCCAGCGATCAATATACACCGGAACCGGAAATCTAATGCTATCCCTAATAGTATCCCCCGGAACCAACTTCTCGACAACATGCTCCGTGACCGATACTGACTTATAACCCAAGTAATACCCACCTCCGAAGATCAAGCCCAAAAGAAGCAGAATAGCGACAACCTGCCAAAAAGTCTTACCCATAATTGACAAAATCAAAAACGGCAGGAAGCACGCCTCAACGCTCCCCGCCGTCGCCCTAAAATATGAAACAGCGCCTCGTTGTTACCAAAGGCACGCTATGTATACGTACCCTAATCCGTAAACGTAATGATGCAGTAATCATCACTATCGTAGCCCATAGAAGACCGAACGTCGCCATGAACCCACGAAACACCCTCCTCAAGGCGAAGCTGGCACGGAAGCGAGCTCTTGTGCTCTTTAATGAGAGAACGAACCACCTCCGCATCCATATCCTCAACCGTCATATCAACCGCCTTGCCGAGGATATGAGCGGAGAGATAGGCGTACGTCTTAGAAGCAACAAGATCACACTTGTTACAACGAAGACCACGCTGCGAATAACTACCCCCAGAATGATAATTATTAACCGTGATGGGCTTATCCGTAAGCAGACGAACCCACAGCAAAAAACGAAGCAAATCGGTATCCAAGAACTGCCATGCATTCTCACCAAACCGATTATAAACATGAGAGCACACAAGCTCCTGAATCTTAAAGAAGGACTTCAACTCACGCAGCACAGACTGACGCGACGAAGACCGAATAGCATCCAACTCCATAACTTAAATATAAATGTGCAGCAACTTAGCAAGAACCCAACGCGGCGAAAACCACTTGCGATGTGAAACATACCAACGTGAAAACTTAGACTGCGAAGCCAAATGCGTCTTATAATAGCCTTTCAAAAAGTCGTAATAAACATGAGCCATGTACTCACGACGAAGACGACGATACATAGAATGAGCAATAGACCGAGGATAACGGCGGCTCTGCGTCACGTTCGGCGTCTTACTATCGTAAGGCGTCCAACGGACCTCCGACAACGACTTAGATAAATCCACAACCTCAACATAAAGCTCAAGCTCGGCCTCAATGGCGCTAAACCAGTAAGTATTCATGGGAGAAAAGTTAAACTCGTGTCATCAAACAAGCATCCTCCGGAGTGCCGTAGGTGCCATAGGCGGCATTAAAGCTAAAGCTCTTGAAAGTAGCAGCATTAGCACCGCTAATCTCAAAACGAAAAACACTACTCTGACCCCAGTTATAAACAACACCCGTATCCCAGCCAAAAGAAAGGCTATTAGCCATCTTAGAATAGCTACCGCACGGAATGGAAAAGTAAAAGTAAGACGAATCAGGACCAGTGGCCGAAGCCGTCACACCGCATTCCGAATTGGAAGAAGGACCCGACGGCATAGTCCAGTCTAAATACAACTGACCTACAGGAAGCGAACTCGAAGAAGTCCACTCCGACTTAGCAACCTTGAAGTATAAAGTCTCCGAATCCGCAAAGCCGCGACCCACATAAGCCACAGCACAAGTAGTCGTACCACCCGTAGGAATAAACTTCAGGTCCAGACCTGCTAGCCCCGAATCCCGAAAATAAATAGCACCGCCTAAATCACTCGGTGTGGCAAAGGAGACGTAATACCCGGAATCATTAGACCCCAAAGTATAGAACCCAGATGCGTAAGGCTGCTGCGTAACCGTAATATCCGACGGAGACGTAAACCGCGTACGACCACTATTAGCAGCCCCCGAGGTATACTCCTCCCGATACGTTGCAACAATGCCCGCGTAAACTGGCTCGTCTAAATAATAGAGAGACAACGGATCGGCAGCAATAGACGTGTAGACCAACTCCGACTTCTCGTTAGCAGGCAACTCGAAAACACGACTCGACAAAGTACCAACGGCCTGATCGTTATAATAGACGCGAATCGAAACAGAGCCACTCGTAGACGGACGAAGCTCCGAACCCGCATAAGTAGTAGAGAAAGAATAGGTCAACTTACTATTGACAATAGAAGCACTGCTACCCTCAAGGTAGGAAGACCACTCCGAAGACCCTGCGAACTCAACACGCAAGCGCGAAGCACTAAGCGACGACAAAGGTATATGCTCCTCACGACCCGACGAATACAAAGCAATCAAATAAGCGTCATCGAAAGCCTGCGTGATAGTCTCGGCTGCAGTAATAGGAATATTAATAGCACCAACACCCGTATAAGGCGCATTCAGAACCTCAACATTCCCAGACACAGACGTGACAGAGATCGTAGTACAGCCCAAGCCCGTATAGGACACTACGGAGTCGGCCTGCTGGGAAACCGAAACCGTGGCCTGCAGTAAGCCAAACCTAGCGTACAAAGTAGCCGTATTACCCGGAGTACTCGAATTCCATGACTGCACAGTAAGGAACTCAACCCACATGCGCTTGGGATTATCCGGATCAATACCAGAGTTATAGTAAGTATAAAGACTCTCATCCTTAGACCCACCCGAAACAGAACCCCCAGCAGCAATAGAAGACGCAGACGTCACAAAGTAAACACGGAACGGAGACCCAGCAGCCGTAGGAGCAATAACCTCCGCAGACTCCGCGTAAAACGAAGCGTAAGACTGAGACAAGTAAACCGTAACCTGCTTCGTAGGGTCCATATCCAAAGTAAAGTCCAACTCCATCCGGCGGGAACGCGACGTGAAATTCTCAGGAACAGAAATCACAACGTCACTAATACTCCCAACACCCGAAGACGGAGTAACAGTAACACTCTGACCACTACCATCCTCCCACGGATAGGAACCCGCAGCATAAGTCACAACATCCGAATCCGAAGACAACCCCGACACCGGAAAAGAACCGCCCTCCGACGGAACATCCAGCATCGAAACTGAAGCAGAACCCGGAACAACCGGAGTCAAGCCTTTTATTTTTTGCCTACTCATAAATCATATAGAACGGATTAGACAAGCTAGAACCAACCCCATCGTGCTGGATTAACTTCCACGGATAGTTACTGCCCGTACCCGAAAAGAAACCATGATCCTGACCAAACAGACGCAAGTTGAAGCCTATAGCGTCCCCATACTGCACAGGGCGAGAGCCAAGCTGCGTAGAAGACAACGCCTGAATCAACAACGACGTAGGACCTCCCGGAATAGAAACCCAGTAATTATCCGAACCCGGCTGGACGCCCAAAAAAATGGACTGAAGATAAACGTAATCCGTAGTCGCAGAGTCATCCGAGGAAGTTAACTTATAATAAACGTCCAACTGTGTAGACGTAGGAACATCCGACGGCCAGCGACCAAAAACAAAGTAAACCGAGTAAGGAACCGTACTCGAAAACAACCCCGCAGCACGTGTCAAGTTACGAGCGGAACCCGAAATAGCAGCACCCCCCGGAGCAATCGCCGTAAGACCTGACTCGTAATAACGAGGGCCTATGAACGGTGTCCGATCCGGATTCCATACGTCCCACTGCGAATAAGGAACAGAAGCACCTGCAGAGCGGAACGTAGTATAACCATCCTTCAGCATGTCGGAACTCAAAGACACAGCGCCACCCTTAGACGGGTCCATAGCAACAAGAGCGTCGCGGGTCAAAACCGTACCCGAAGTATAGGTTACCGTCTCAGGACGGTAGAACTCGAAATACTGAGGATTACCGCCATCATTGCTAGTGGTAGTAGCCTCCGCAGATAACTCCGAAGCGATAACTCCCGCCTGCGAGTAACGAAGTCGATAGGCCAAAGCCCCATAGGTGGAAACAGGACGATTAGCACTCCGCGTAAACTCAAAGGACCGAAGCGTGCCAAGCAACTTGTCATCCAGAGAAACAGCAACAACAACGTAGCCCGAAGCCGCAGAAGCGGAATTCGAAGTCAAACCTAAGGAATCCCATGAAACACGAACGTCATCACCATCCAACGACACCGATGTCGTAGTAGACTGATAATCCATAAAAGGACCGTAGGCGGAAAGCGTAATGCGAGAACCAAAGTTAGAAATAGGAACAAGCTTCTCACCGTCGCCCCACTGCTCGACAATAGAGACAGAATTAAAAACATAGCTACACGTGCTACCCTCCGAAATAGAAACCGGAACCTCAACAGGACTCGACGTGCTCTGCTGATCAAAGCTGAAGCTGGAAGACGTATAGGAATTGACCGAAGACGAGACACCCACATACCCCCGGAACGTACTAGGAGCCTGACGAACGTACGTCACAGCAGAAAGCGTAACCTTACCACCAACACCATGAACACTCGCCGTAATAACAGCAGCATTACCCGTAGTCGTAGTCGAAGACCACGACTTAACTGCCGTAACCGTAACCGTCACAACACGACCTCCCTGACGACGGTTAGAAACAGTATACAAAGATGTATCCGAACTCTCAATCGTAATGATACCTAGAGACGAAACTGTAGAGGTGAACGAAAGATCAACAGAAGACCCCGCCTCTGCAGGAAGCGTGTAAGAAGCAACGTCCGCACTAAGGTAAGCTGAATCCTGAGTGACCTTAACACGTGTCCGGTAAGCGGAAGACGAACCCCCAGCACAGAGGTCGATAAGCATAGACCTACGCTTACCCGAAAGGTTCTCATCCGACCAGAAATCTGCAGTGGAAACAGGACCCGTATTAGAGTCGGCACCCATACGAACATACTGACCGCTATCATCCTCCCACGGGAAATCAGCGGTGTAACTATGAGACGCAGCTAACGAAATACCACCGTCAGACGGAATACTTACAACCCTAACCGAAGACATGCAATGCAATTTGTGGGATATATAATTGCACTAATGCCGCAGGAACCAACGTCTAGTGCTGCAAAGAAACTGAAGGCCAAAGATAGCATCCTACAAAACCTTCACATAAATAAAAAGTCGGGACTAGAAAACTAATCCCGACTCGAAAGTGTAAGTGCCTGAAAATCACTACGATATACTCCAGTCCGTGTTGGAAATGACGGAGAACTGCGCCTGATTACCAGAACCGCCCGCAGCCGGAATCGTAACCGTAGCCGTCGTAGTGCCCTCCTCGTTGACATACAGGTAAGCATCACCTGCATTCTGAGTAACAACGCAAGAATGGTACTGACCAGCACCTGCAGAAGTGCTGCCCGCATCCGTAACCGTAACCGTAGCCGTCTTAGACTCGATAGTAGTATTCGGATCAACCGTAAACATAATCGAGAAACTAAAAGCAGCAGTAGCACCGGGGTCACCCGCAATAACAGCACCGTTAGCCGTGGCAACACCAGAAGCCTGGTAGTTGCTCGGAAGCGTAAGCGCCAAAGAACCGCCCGCCGTAACCGCAAACGTAAGATTAGTAGAGTTAGACTTACCCGTAATGGTAATTGCACCGCCCTCCTTACCGATAGAAGCGGAGTTAGAAGTAAAAGTACAGAACTCTGCAGCAGGAGTCTGATTCGTGGTAACCTTACAAGCCGTAGGACCCGTAGCGGTAACCGTCAAGGTGTAAGTACGAACAACACGACCAGTGTGCTCAGTACCCGTGACGTTAATGTTCTCGTCACCATTACCCGAAAGCTGTGATAGCGTTAGCCAAGAAGGTATAGCCATAATGCAAAAAAAAAAAAGGAATACTAAATAATAACCCAGTCCGTATTGCTAGTAATCTTAAAACTGCCGGAACTCCCCGCAGCCGACGCAAGCCATACAACATCCGGAGAAACCTCCAGATAAGGACCCTTCCGCTCCCAGACAATCTGGCCGTTAAGCCAGCAACGCAAAGCCTCCTCCGCGTTGAAAACAACACTCAACGCCGTGAGCAGAACCCACACATTATTATCCGAACGAACAGCAGAAGGAGTCATAGACAAAAAATCAAACAACAATCAATCGCCACTCTCCGTGACAAAATCCGTAGAACCCCAATCCGAGTCCAGAACCGCAGGCGACGTGGAAACAGCCTTAACAGCAAACGTGTAACGGAAACCCGGAGTCAAACCATCCAAAGTAACAGGAGGCATAACCTCCGAAACCAAAGAACCGTTATTAAGCCTGTATGTGTAACTATCTCCACCACGTGCAGCAGACCACGAAACAACGGCAGAAGTAGAACTCAAATTAGACACTACAGGAACCGGAGCAGACAGAATGCTTGCTGCAGGTGTCAAGACGTTAATACTCGTAGCCTCAGAGTCACTCGACTTAACACCATCACCAAGAGCCGTGACCGTGAAAACATAAGAACGACTCGGCTTCAAATTCGTGACCATGTAAGGCGAAGATACGATGGCCGAAATGTCCGTACCATCAATAGCGAACCTATAACCCGCAGCACCAGCAATGCTAGGCCAACTAAGTACGCACGTTGTCTGCGTAACAGCAGAAACCGAAACGTCCGGCTTATCAAGCTTAGGAAGCGACATCTGGACATACAGAACACCATCCTCCTGCATCGGCGGCGTCGAGTAAACAATCTTAATCTCACGGACGTCCTCCGACATGACGGCATTCGTAAGCTCCGTAATAACCAGACGGGCATCCGTAGAAACAACCGTCTGCGTAGAGCGATTGTAAACAAGGCGCAGAAGGCGGATAGCATTCTCCGAAGCAAAACCACCCTTGCCGAAACCCGGATTATTAAACTGAACAGAAAGTATCTCGTAGGTGCCTGCGTCAGAGTCCATGCTAACAACCCAGTAGTAAGCACGAGCAGCATCTGTACCCGTACAGATGCCAATACAATCCAGAAGCCACCCCTCACGAAACCAATCACACAAGACATTGATGACCTTCTCCTTACGGGTCGTAGGAAGCGGCGGAGTAGGCGGCGTCGGCGCAGGAGGACAGCCACAACCCGACGGCGCAGGTGAAACACCCGTAGAACCGCAACCCGAACCAGAAGTAGTTGTAGGCATGTCATAGGTCGAAGTCAGAAGCTGATCATCAGGAATGTTAGACGCAGACGATACACACACAATATGAGGCCTATCCGACTCGCTACCCAAACCCTGAATCAACTTCTGAAAATCAGACGCCGACGGATTGCCGCTACTAAAAAGAGCACTAAGATATGTTAGCAACTGCGACCTGTACACAACAAATGCTTTTTATTTATCGGATATATAATTGCAACAACAAAAACGGCCCGGAAAA